GTATGCCTTTGCTGCTGGTTTTCGGCGGCGAAGATGTGAGGCAGTCCCGGAAACGGGGCTGCCTTTTTTGCTGGCGCCGAATAGGCATGATAAAATCCCCCAGTTCAACTGGGGGTGGATAAAAAATACTTTAGTGAAGAGAAAGAACCTCCTGTGCTAAAATAAAGCTGGTCTGGCAACCAAGCAAAAAGCACAGGAGGTTCTTGTCAATGGATGACATAAAAAGTTTATCACATAGCAAGTACAGATGCAAATATCATATCGTATTTGCGCCGAAGTACCGCCGCCAAATCATTTACAAAAAGATCAAGGCGGATGTAGGAAAAATACTGAGAGAATTAAGTGAACGGAAAGGTGTAAGGATCATAGAAGCGGAATGCTGCCCGGATCACATACACATGCTTGTGGAGATACCACCACATCTGAGTGTAGCAAGTTTCATGGGATACTTGAAAAGTAAAAGTAGCTTAATGATCTTCGATAAACATGCGAACCTAAAGTATAAATACGGAAATCGGCACTTCTGGTGCAGGGGGTATTACGTAGATACAGTAGGCAAAAATGCAAAGAAAATACAGGAATATATTCAAAATCGGTTAAAAGAAGATTTGGAATATGATCAAATGACTCTGAAAGAGTATATTGACCCGTTCACGGGTGAGCCAGTAAAAACAAACAGATAGAATAAGCCCAAGGGGCTTAGTAGGTAAATGACGTTGCGGCTGGCGAACCATTCGATGAGTCTTTAGACTCCAGAGCCTGTAATAAGCCCTTATAGGGCGTGAGCAAACCACCGGCTAAGCCGGTGGTTATGATTCTGGTTTGTTTTGTATGCGATTACATCAGACCATATTTAGGGTAACAAATTAAAAACATACAAAAAAAAGGAGGAAACGAAGTATGACACAGGAACAATTAAACGAGATTATCGAGAGTCATCAGCATTATCTCAATAAGGACATCGATGGATGGGAAAACATGAGAGCCGATTTATCATGTAAGAACCTAAGCGGCTTGGATCTTAAAAATGTGAATCTTAAATCGGTGAATCTATACAAAACGAATCTTAGAAACGCGAATCTTAGAAATGCAGATCTTAATTATACATATCTATATAAAACGGATCTTAGTTATGCAGATCTACGTCATGCAAATCTGAATGGTGCATTTTTTAGAGAAGCGAATCTTTTGGGAACAAAAATCGATTATCCGATTGCTTGCCCGGAAACAGGTTCGTTTATCGGATATAAGAAAGCATATTATGGATACATCGTAAAACTTCAGATCTGCGAAGACGCAAAACGATCATCTGCAACAACAAAGAAATGCAGGTGTAGTAAAGCTTTGGTCTTAGCAATCGAAAACATTGATGAATCTGATAGTGGATTACAGGAAATAGAATCGATATATGATCCATCGTTTGTGTATCGAGTTGGAGAAATCGCAGAAGAACCTGATTTTGATGACAATCGATGGTACGAATGTGCACCTGGTATTCATTTCTTTATGGATCGACAGGATGCAGTCGATTATGAATTTTAAAAACACATCAAAGAGATAACCGTTGTGGTTGTCTCTTTCTTTTTATTTCCGGTTTGTTTTGTATGCAATTGTTTCAGTCCATATTTAGAGTAACAAGATAAAAACATACGAAAAAAGGAGGAAACTTTATGACAAAGGAAGCAATCAGAGAGCATTTAAAACTGGCTATGAATCTGGCAGAATTGACCAGACAAGTATGCGAAAAGCTAGAAAGCGAACTAGCGGAAACATCAGGAGATGTCCTTTTCGATGTACTCAATGAGATTCAGGCATACGAATTGACGGACCTGGATGAGGCTATGGAAAGACTGGACGACGCATGTGCTTTTACCGCTTGTAGTGAAGACGAAGAGGATACATTACAGGCTCCGGAACTGTTACTTGGTGACGATCTGAGTGTCGTGGTGAGAGTGCCAGTAAACGGTGGAAAACTTGTTCTTGCAAACGGCGAATCTGATTACGGAACAAAGCAGATCGGACTTATGTACGAAAAAGACGGTGATCTGATTGACCTCGCACTGGCGGAAGTTAAGTCTGGAGAACTAGCAGAGATTGCAAACCAGGAACCGGATAATAAGGATATCGATCTGTATGTGTTTGCTAATCCGGAAACAGAGGATTATACGAATCGATATCATATTCCATTTGATAAGATTCTAGCAGATTAGAAAACAAAGAGACCAGGCTTTAATGCTTGGTCTTTCTTTGTAATTTCGTATAGGTTTCGAGATCTCTGGCATATTCGCAAAACCCATATTTAGGATAACAAATTAAAATCATACAAAAAAAAAGGAGGAAACGAAATATGACACAAAATGAATTAAACAAGATCATTGAGTACCATCAGCATTATCTCAATAAGGATATCGATGGATGGGAATTCATGAGAGCCGATTTATCATATAAGAATCTGAGTGGCTTAGATCTTAGAAATGCGAAGCTGTACAAAGCAAATCTTAACAATGCAGATCTTAGTAGTGCGGATCTTAGAAAGGCAGATCTGTGCGAAGCGGATCTTAGTGAAGCGGATCTTAGAAAGGCGGATCTTAGTGGAGCGGATCTTAGAAATGTGAATCTTAGAGAAGCGGATATGTACGGAGCGTATTGTTGTTATGCAAATCTTAACGAAGTAGATCTTAGAAATGCGAATCTGTACAGAGTAAATTTTAACAAGGCGAATCTTAGAGAGGTAGATCTTAGAAATGCAGATCTTAGAGAAGCTGATCTTAGAAATGCAAATCTGTATGGAGCAAATCTTAACAAGGCGGATCTTAGCAGCGTGGATCTTAACAAAGCGGATCTTAGAGAGGCGGATCTTAGAGAAGCAAATCTTAGCAATGCGGATCTTAGAAATGCGAATCTTAGAGATGCGGATCTTAGAGAGGCAAATCTTAACAATGCGGGACTTATAAAGGCGAATCTTATAAAGGCGGATCTTAACAAAGCGGATCTTAGAGATGCAGATCTTATAGATGCAAATCTTAGCAATACGGATCTTAGAGAAGCAAATCTTAGCAATGCGGACCTTAGCAAGGCAGACCTTAACAATGCGGATCTTGGAAATGCTGATCTTAGTGAGGCGAATTTGTACAGAGCGAATCTCAGAAATGCGGATCTTAGAGAAGCAAATCTTAGCAATGCGGATTTGTCAGGAGCCTATATCAGTGAAGACACAAAAATCGATTATCCGATTGCATGCCCAGAAACTGGCTCATTTATTGGTTATAAGAAAGCAAGCTACGGATATATCGTAAAGCTTCAGATTTGTAAAAATGCAAGACGATCATCTGCAACAACAAAGAAATGCCGGTGTAGTAAAGCTTTAGTGTTATCCATCGAGAATAGAAACGGATCTTATAGCGGATTACAGGAAATAGAATCGATATATAATACGTCGTTTGTATATCGAGTTGGAGAAATTGCAGAAGTACCTAACTTTGATGACAATCGATGGTACGAATGTGCACCTGGTATTCATTTCTTCATGGATCGACAGGATGCAGTTGAATATGAATTTTAAAACAAGAGGAAAGGAGATAACCGTTATGGCTGTCTCTTTTTGTTTCCGGTTTGTTTTGTATGCGATTGTTTCAGTCCATATTTAGGGTAACAGAACATAAGCATACGAAAAAGGAGGAAACGAAATATGACACAGGAACAATTAAACAAGATTATCGAGAACCATCAGCATTATCTTAATGAGGATATCGATGGATGGGAATCCATGAGAGCAGATTTATCATATAAGAATCTGAGTGGCTTGAATCTTAGAAATGCGAATCTGCACGAAGCAAAGCTTAGCAGTGCGAATCTTAGAGATGCGGATTTTAGAGAGGCAAATCTTAGCAATGCGGATCTTAGAAATGCGAACCTTAGAGAGGCGAATCTATTCAGAGCGAATCTTAAAGATGCGAATCTATTCGGAGTAAATCTTAAAAATGCAAATATAAGCTATGCAAAGATCAACGCAAACACAAAAATCGATTATCCGATCGCATGTCCAGAAACAGGCTCATTTATTGGTTATAAGAAAGCAGGCTACGAATATATCGTAAAGCTTCAGATTTGTGGAGATGCGAAGAGGTCATCTGCAACAGCAAAGAAATGCAGGTGTAGTAAAGCATTGGTATTATCCATAGAGAATATAGACGGGTCTGATAGCGGATTACAAGAAATAGAATCGGATTTTGATTCTCGTTTTGTTTACCGCGTTGGAGAAATTGCAGAAGTATTTGATTTTGATGATAATCGATGGGATGAATGTGCACCTGGTATTCATTTCTTTATGGACAGACAGGATGCAGTTGAATATGAACTTTAAAACACATTAAAGAGATAACCGTTATGGTTGTCTCTTTTTTTTGTCCAGATAATAGAATTCCATGAGATTCAGTTCTTTATGATTGTTCAAACGGTAAATCCTTTTTCGTTTTAGTTTGCATCCGTCCATACCATATTTAGGAATGTAAACAAATGCAATGATTCATGGAGCACAGGAAAAGAAGACGACAATGAAAGGACACCGAGTCACTAGCGACCTAATGAGGCGTGAACATCTGGGTGGACGGTCTGTGTAGAATATGAAACATGCGTTGTTACAATCATAAAATATCTTACCCAAAACGGAGGAAAACATTATGAAACTTATGGAAATCGTAAAACAGGCAGCAACAGCAGGTAGAGAGGTCGTTGGTATTGAAGTTACTATGAGTAATGATGACGCGTTATATCGTATTACTGAGTACGATGCGGAGTCAGGTGCTATCAAGGTCGCAAAGATCCTTGAGGACGGTACTACAGATTCCAACGAGATTGTATTAAGCGGCATTAACACAATGTTTGCACACTTCAAATACAATCCGAACCCGAAACCGACAGCAGATGCAGCAATCGTAGACGGGGATTTAGTGATCGATAACGGACCAACAGTATCCCTTGGCAGCATCAAAGCTCAGAAGGTACTTGGTGCGGTTCCTGGATTGGTAATCCTTGGAGTTGGAGAGCCAGAAGATGAGGAACTTGAGGTTTATACCTTCAATGCTCAGTTTTCTGCCGATCCGGACTTCGTTGGAACATTCAAGGACGCAGGATTCACAGTCCCAGCCAACACAAAGGCGGTTGTTATCGATGACCGCACTTACTTTATTGAAACGGTGATCACACCAGTTGAGATCAAAGATAAGGATGGCAAGGTAACAGATGTCAAAGAGATCTGCTCCAGCGATCTCATCCAGATTATGGCAACCGGTACTGGAGAAGATTCAACCGTAAGAGGAGTATCATTCTTCGGAGATAACGGCGAGGCTATGGACTATGAGGATTTCTGCGAGGAGAACGATCTCGAGGAGGATACTTATGATGCTGATGAAGCATACGATGCATACCTCAAAGAGTTCGGTGGCTCTGGTTCCGGATTTGCGGTTCCGATCGAAAGTGTCCGCATGGTAGAGCAGGCAGGTCGTAAAGATTTAGTTGTTGTAACCAAAGACACAATCGACGATGACGGATACCTTACAGATGAGGAACAGCCAACAATTCGCCTGTTCACAATGGACGGCAGAAAAGTTGGAACCTTCCTTGTAAACTCCATGGATGCGAAAGTATACCTTGGTGGATCTACAAAGAGTGCTCCTTCTGTAACTGTATTCGACAAAGACCAGATCTTTGTAAGAGCAGACAAATACGGTATGAAGATCTTAAAAGATCCGAAGATCGTCGCCGCTCTGGAAGGTCACACAGTTTACTGCGGCAAGGAGTATGACGAAGAGACTAAAACTGCAACTTATTACTTCGGTGATGAGAAGCAGAACGTAGTCGGATTCTCATACAGAGAGACAGACAGAGGTCCTGTTATCAAACTGGTAACTGAGATCTAGTCTGCAGCTAGTTCGTAAACAAAAACAATGAGAGTCAACCTTCGGGTTGGCTCTTTTTGTATGCGAATGTTAGATTCCATATTTAGGATAACAAAAACAAACGCATACGAAAAGGAGAAACCGAAATGAACAAATTATCAACTAACGAACTGAGACAGCTTATTAAGAAGTCAGGCATGACAATGGATGAGTATTATAAGAAATTGTTTGCGTTACAGGAAGATATCGAATTTTTTAATCTGTATATGAAACGAAATAAAAAGAGCGAATACGAATTGGTTGTCAAGGTAAAAGTGAGTTGCGGACGTGTTTTCGAGGATGTCTGGAAGAAATACGGATACGGAACAGACAAAGACAGTATCGAGCGTACATTTGCTGAAACTACTCTATTAAGTGTTATTTTCGAAGATATGTATGATGGTACTGACATCTATTCTGATGACGAGATCCGTAGTTTCAAATTTAGCTTCGAAATGTATGACGAGACAAAGATGGAGGATTACATCTCAGACTTCATTGGATGCTCACATGGATGTATGGTCGTAGCAAAACAACTCGAAATAATTGCAACAAAAGAGTGTTAACAAAAACAAGAAAGAGTCAACCTTTGATGGCTGGCTCTTTTTGTATTTCCGTCTGTCTGCTTTCTTTTATTTGGTTTCCGTTTATTTGTTTACAAGGAAGCAAGAAAGTTACTGGATCAGATTCCAAGAAAGCGTATCAAATGGGTATCCGAAGAAGAGATGACGGTTGATGATAGGAAAGAGAGTACAGCTTGGAAGACAACGCGCGGATGTCTGAAAGAGCTTGACAAATCGGAAGGTTGTCAGGCATGGTTGGATAACTTAGAAGAGAACAAGAAAGACGTTATCAGAGCGATCCCGAACTTTGATGCTGAAATCTTCTATGAGTGTACAGGAATTAAGGTTGAATAGTGGAAACGAACAAGAAATGTAACAAAACAAAGAGAGTCAGACGTATATCTAGCTTTTTTCCTCTGTTACTTGCAAGGCATACATACCATATTTAAGATAACAAAAATAAAGAAGAAAAGAAAAGGAGAATAAAAACATGGAATTGTTATTAATTTATGCTGTAGGTTGTACGTTTTTTGGCCCAGTATTGCTGGGTATGGATCTGTTAGACGGAGGTTGGGGATCCAGCATCGTCGGCACACTCGGAGGACTGATGTTCAGTGTCATCGGTGTGTGTTGCTGGATTTTGATAGCGATATGCTATCTCTTCCATCTGTGATAACAAAATCTCTGGGTCTCACAAGCCCAGAGCTACAACCACAAAAAAAAACAAAACAAGAAGAGTCGGAATTATCTGGCTCTTTTTGCGTTTCTCAGGCTTTGTTTGTTTCCATTTGTTTGCATGTGAAGAATGGAATCCATATTTAGGATAACAAAAACAAACGCATACGAAAAAGGAGGAACTGAACATGAGTAATAATGTAATAAATAATGAACCTGTACACGGATACAAGGTGTTTAATCCAGACTGGACCTGTAGAGATTTTCAGTATGAGGTTGGAAAAACATTTGAAGAAAATGTTAAACCGAGTTGCTGTGGTAGAGGGTTTCATTTTTGCAAAGAAGCTATTGACTGTTTTAACTATTACGCTTTTAATCCAAAAAACAAAGTTGCAGAAGTGATTGCACTTGGAGAATTAGACACAGATGGGGATAAATCTTGCACAAACAAAATCCAGATTGTACGAGAGGTCCCTTGGATAGAAGTCTTGACAATCGTAAACATTGGAAAAGAAAACACAGGGATAGGCAATACCGGAAACTGTAATGCAGGAAACGAAAACACTGGAGATTGGAGTTCTGGATACTGGAATTCTGGAACAGGTAATGCTGGGGACGGCAACACTGGAGATTTCAATATAGGAAATTGGAACACCGGAAACGGTAACACTGGATACAAGAACACAGGAGATAGTAATATCGGAGACGAGAATACTGGAGATAGTAATATCGGAAACGAGAACACCGGAAAAAGGAATATCGGAGACAGTAATACCGGGGATTGGAACAAATCATCTTTTAATACCGGCTGTTTCAACACAAAAGAACAAACAATTATGTTGTTTAACAAACCATCGGATTGGACATTTCGTCGTTGGCTAGGATCAGGGGCAAATTGTTTGTTAAATCAGATGCCAAAGGATATTGTTGAATGGGTATATAAGAGTGCTATGACGGATGAAGAGAAACGTGAACATCCAACCTACGAAACAACAGGTGGTTATCTTAAAGTGCTTGATAATTCCGAAACCGCGCAGAAGTGGTGGGATAATCTTTCGGATGCAAATAAGGATACTATTAAGGCGATTCCGAACTTCGACCCTGAGATTTTCTACGAATGCACAGGAATCAAAGTAGAGTAACAGACAGAAAAGGAACCTATACACAGATTTGTGTACGGGTTCTTTTCTTTATGGAAAATGCTCTTTTTGTGTCCGTTAATCATAGATCCCAGACTTTGTGACCACAAATTCGGATCCATTGCATTTCGGACACTGACAGCAGGATTCCTTTTCTTGTTTCATAAAAACCTTTTGTGGGATCGGCAGATAGGAAGTCTCATTACACTCCGGACAATGTGCGACCTTTTCTTCGTAGGTCCCATATTTTCCGCAAATAAGAGTCACATCATAATTAAAGAGTTTCCGACAGTGTTTGCAAAAGAACGGGACCGAATCGACTTCAATTCGTGGGCGCTCCATTGTTTTGTACACAAGTGAGAGCTCATCGGTTCTGTTCCCGTATTCTATTGACTTCACAACTTTATTTTCTTTCTGACTGCTGCTAGATCGACCGTATACAGCATGAAATTCATACTCACAGTCTAAACATTTCGTATCATAATAGGTTGCCATACTTCAAATTCCTCCGTTGTATTCGTATTTGTTATCACTGATATATCTCATTATAAGATATACTTATGGATTTGTCTATTTTGAAGACAGATTGTTTTGAACTGGTATTGTTTTGTTTCCTATTCTTTTTCGTTTCCTCTGTTCGTGTTCAGACCATATTTAGATAGCTACTCGTAAACAATTTATATTGAACACAAAGAAAGGAAACGAAATATTATGAAACGAAAAGCAGTGAGTTGTCTGCTTGTTCTGGCTGCGATCATGACAATGACGCCTACGATTCCAGCAATGGCAGCCGAAAACCCGGACAACACAACACAGGAAGCAACAACGACAGGAACTCAGGGAGCTACTGTTATATATCAACAGGATTCCGCTTTTACTGTCACCATTCCGAAGACGATCACTTTAGGGCAAAATAAGAGTGCAACTTATAACGTCAAAGTAAAAGGTGACATTTCCGGGAATGAAACAGTTACCGTTACTCCTGACGCGACCATGCAGCTGACGGATTCGAATGGAAAGGCTGCGGTCACTGGAATAATCACTCAGGATATTACAGAGTTTGCAGCCAATCAGGTGAATCTACCGGATGGAGGTAGTACGACAGGTAACATTGTAGCAAACGAACTTACGTCTGGAGATTGGTCAGGTAATTTTGAGTTTGCGATCGGACTCAATAAAGAATTAGCTGCTGGATTATATGACGCAGATGGAAAGATGGTTTGTACTTGGGAAGAGAGCGGAATCGATGTAAGTAAAGACTATGCATTTAATAATTATAAAACTGATCCAGCGTCTGCGTATTCCGTACTACAGGCAAAACCAGAAGTAAAATCAATTGTAATGCCAGACAGCGTAACAAGTATTGGAAATTACGCATTTTATGGTTGTTCGTCATTAACAAACATTACGATACCGGATAGTATAACAAGTATTGGCGATAACACATTTTATAATTGTTCTTCGCTTACAGACGTTGCAGTACCAAACGGTGTAACAAGTATTGGAAGTTATGCATTTTACGGTTGTTCCAATTTAACCTCAATTGCCGTACCAGACGGTGTAATAAGTCTTGGAGACCATGCATTTTCTCGTTGTTCTGGTCTAACAGCAATCACAATTCCAAACAGTGTAACAAACATTAAAGACAGTGCATTTTCGCGCTGTACTAGTTTAACATCAATTACAGTCTCAACCAGCGTAACAAGTATTGAATCAGGTGCATTTAGTGGTTGTATTAGTTTAACCTCAATCACAATACCAGATAGAGCAACAAGCATTGGAAATGGGGCATTTAATGATTGTATAAGTTTAGCATCTGTAACCTATAAAGGACAGACATATACAAGCAAATCAACACTAACAACAGCATTTGGTAACAACGTAACATTGGGAACTAATCCGTTTAGTAACACAGCCTTAACCGATTAATCCCATACACCTCATACCAAGAAAAGTCACACAATAAAGTGTGGCTTTTCTAATTCTTTATATCCTTTTGTTCCCCCCTCTTTAATATGCCTTCATCTCGTCCATATTTAGGATAACAAAACAACCCGCATACGAAAAAGGAGGAAACAAATTATGTTGATTACATTGATGGGAATTGCATTAATGGTTATTGGAATTATCATTGTCTGGATCTGTATTAAAGTTCCGAAATTCAAGAAGGTAGGCAAATACTTTGGAATTGTATTTCTGGCGTTTGGTTTTGCATGGACAGCAATTGTATTCGAGATAATCGGATTGCAGCGCATAAAAGAGGATTCGGAGATAGCAAACAATCAGAAAGAATACGTAATGCTGTGTTCAAATATTCGTTTGCTGGAAGCGAATCCGGACGATGAAGCAAAGGATACAATCATCGAAAGTGTGAACAACTGGAACGAAAAAGTAGATAACGGAAGAAAGTATCTCAAAGATCCGTGGACTAGCTGGTTATGGAACAAGAATATAGTCGACTCAATGGAATACATTGAGATTCCGGAAAACCTGATTAAATAATCGAAAACGAAGAGAGTTACCAATAAGGCAGCTCTTTTTGTTTTGCTTTGTTCCCGTTCATTCGTATGCACGTCTTAGTTCCATATTTAGGATAACAAAACATATTGCATACGAAAAGGAGGAAACGAAAATCATGTTAATGGTATTAATGGGAATCGTATTTATTGTTATCGGAATCGCTATCATTGCAATCAGCGTTATCCAAAAGAGAAAAACAAAGAAGAAGAATGCAGGTGTTTTCTTCGGCAGTCTGTTTTTTGTATTGGGTTTCATTTGGCTTACATTAATGTTTGAGTCGATCTGGAATCAATATAATAGTGCGGATTCTGATATTGCAAACAATAATAAGGAATACGTATTGCTGTCTGCAAGTGTTTGTTTGCTAGAAAAGAATCCAGATTATGAAGAGAAAGAAATAATCATTGAGTGCGTGAATGAATGGAACGAAAAAGCAGAAAACGCACAGAAGGGACTCAAAAATCCGTGGACCAGCTGGCTGTACAACAAGAGAGTTATTGAAGCGATGGAATACATTGAGATTCCGGAAAGTGTAACAAAATAATCGAAGACGAAGAGAGTTACCAATACGGTAGCTCTTTTTGTTTTGATTTGTTTTGTTTCCGTTCATTCGTATGTACGTCTTAGTTCCATATTTAGGATAACAAAACATATTGCATACGAGGAGGAAACGAAATGAATTATTATTATCATTTAACACAGCCGGAATTTGTTACCACGATCCAGAAAGAAGGATTAAAACCGATGCTTGGGAAACGGTCAAAATCAATCGGAGACAAAGAAGAAAGACTTTGTTTGTGTTCCGAAAGCAGTATTGATGCCTGGTCAATCATGCTTGGGACAAATACTGTGATCAAAATTGCGGTTCCAGACGAAGACAAAATGGAATTAGTCGATCAGGGAAATGTATCTGATGAATACAATTATGATGGTGTCATTCCGCCAGAGTACATTGTGGATATTTTTACAGTGAATCCAAGTAAAGTCGTACTCAACAAGCTTCAATCTAGCTATATCTGGGGATTATCTGAATTCTGTACTTATTGTGCCAGATATTATACAGAATTGGAACGCGAAAAGGTAGACGAAGAGTATCTTAATGCGCTTAAAGAGGCTATTCAAGTAACCGGAGAGTTGTTAATCCCCGTAATTCCAAAATTATGTTATCCGGACATGCCAAAAGAGGAACGAAAAGAGATACTAAAGTCAATTGGAAACCAGGGAGCGTATACCTTCTGTGATGATTATTATGTCAAAGTGGAATCTGGAAAACCAATCAAGCGGTTATATCAGATGCTTACGGAATATCCAGAGGACGATCTTACAGAAATCAGAACGACGATCAACAAACTGATCAAAGATAACTTCAAGTATTGTCTGAGAGTTAACACAGGCGGATTTACAGGCTAAAAATCTGAAAGAAAACAAAGGGAGTTACCGACATGGTAGCTCTTTTGTTTTGTATGCGAATTATGAATACCATATTTAGGATAACAAATAATACACGAAAAGGAGGACATACAATGTTATTAACAATCATCGAAATATTAGATATGATTTTTTCGGTTTCGGGAATTGTATATCTTTTAACAGTCGCAATAGAAAGGAAAGACGGAATTGTGGAAGACGAAATAATATCACGAATATCATCAATTTCTGCAGTTTATAGTCTTATGTTTGGGACTCTAACATTAATATGTTGCCTTGTATATCTAATATTGTACTAAAAGCAAATTGAGTCTGCCTATTGGTAGGCTCTTTTGTTTTGTATGTGAATCATTCATCACATATTTATGATAACAAAACAAACGCATACGAAAAAGGATACAAGGAGGAAAGTATTATGACAAGAAGCGAATTCTTAAGTATGGATTGGAGTGACTCACAAATTGGGTACGATATGCAGGTTGGAGTGCCGGATGGCGATAGCAGAACGATCGCTTATCTGACATTATCAAAGAAATATCCGAATTCATTATGCTTGGTTACCGACAGTAAGGAATTCCCAGTAATGAATTCAGGATGTGGTTTAAGTGAAAACCCAATACCATATGATGTTATCATCAAACTGAAAGAAGATACAGAGATCAAAAACGTCATTGCTATTATTGATGACAAAGCTTATGATCTTGTTCCTGGACACGTTGAGATGAATCATCATGATAGTATCATCCGTTTCGAGATATTTACGAACCCGATTTAAGCATACTAAAAGAATAGAATCCATACATATACAGACATGTGTGGGTTCTTTTTGTGTGTTTTCTGACGAGGTTTCTGAAATATGAGCCTTATATATTATAAACATATATTCAAGGAGGACAAAAGATATGTTATTAGCATTAATATTTACTGCATGTTTGGCTATTGGGATTTTACTCAGACTTATTTTGGTTGAGTATAAAAATGATGATTGTACTTTTTTCGCGCAGGTTAGTTTTATGCTAGTTGGTGTTGTCGGATTGATCTGGATGGGAACGGTTATTTTGTGTTCTCATATTAGTGCGGAAGAGATTATTGTTAAAAATCAAATTGAGTATGAATCAATAATTGATGAAGTTCATGCTGTTGATTCAAACAACGAAGATGTATCCAAAGTACAGGTTATCAAAGATGTGAAAGAATGGAATCAAGATGTTCATAGTAGTAAATACTGGGCATCAAATCCATGGACAAACTGGTGCTATAGCCAGAAAGTTGTAAACGATATGAAATATATTAAAATTCCGGAATGGGATATTGAAAGTCCAGATGGTGGAGAAAACGAATAGTGAAAAAACGAAGAGAGTCTGCCATATTGGTGGGCTCTTTTTGTGTATTTCTGACGAGTTTTTGAAATGTGAGTCTTATATATGAATATACGGAAAAATATCTATACCATATTTAGGACAACAAAAACAAAGCATACGAAAAAAAAGGAGGAAAACAGTATGATTATCACATTAATAAGTATTGTAATACTGGTGGTAGGCGCGATTATGTTATCTATCGAACTTAAGAAACAATTTCCAAGCGAGGCAGGTCTTGAATTTAAAACGAATGTATTTTTTGCTGGACTTGCATTTACACTTATATGTTTCGGTCTAATTATGAGCAATCATCGCACGTATGATTCTCTTGTAGAAAACGAAAAAGAGTACGCATTATTAGATGCAAACGTTAGACTGATCGAAACAAACGCAGACGAACTGCCAGTCGATGTTATCATTGAGAGAGCGAAAGAATGGAACCATAAAGTAGAGGAAGCAAGAAAATGGACCGCAAACCCGTGGACAAGTTGGTTTTATGACAAAACGGTCACGGATGAAATGGAACTGATTGAGCTTCCGAAAAGAAACGGTTCCGACTAAACACAGAAAGAACTTGTACATTAGTGCAGGTTCTTTTTGTTTCCGGATGTTTTGTATGCAATTATTTCAGACCATATTTAGGGTAACAAAACATAAGCATACGAAAAGGAGTAAACAAAGTATGACACAAAATGAATTAAATGAGATCATCGAAAAACATCAGCATTATCTCAATAGGGATATCGATGGATGGGAAAACATGAGAGCGGATCTTAGCAATAAAATTCTATACGAAGCCAATCTTAGAAGATCTGATCTTAGAAATGCGGATTTTAGAGAGGCAAGTTTATTCGGAGCAGATCTTAGATATGCGAATCTGTCCGGAGCAGATCTTAGATATGCAAATTTGTGCAAAGCTAATCTTAGAGGAGCGGATCTTAGAGGTGCAAAACTTCAAAATGCATATATGGAGAATGTAGAAATCAGTGAAGACACAAAAATCGATTATCCGATTGCATGCCCAGAAACTGGTCCATTCATTGGTTATAAAAAAGCAGTCTATGGATACATCGTAAAGCTTCAGATCTGCAAAGATGCAAAACGGTCATCTGCAACAGCAAAGAAATGCAGGTGTAGTAAAGCATTAGTCTTAGCAATCGAAAATATGGACGGATCTGATAGCGGATTACATGGGATATCATCGATATATGATCCATCGTTTGTGTATCGAGTTGGTGAAATCGTAGAAGTATCTGACTTTGATAACAATCGATGGAATGAGTGTGCTCCTGGTGTTCATTTCTTCATGGATCGACAAGATGCAGTCGAGTATGAATTTTAAAAACAAAGCAAAGAGATGACCATCGTGGTTGTCTCTTTCTTTTTGTTTCCGGATGTTTTGTGTGAAATGCTTCTATACCATATTTAGAATAACAAATATATCACACACTCAAGGAGGAAACGAAAATGATTATTACCTTAATTTGTATCGCTGTTTCAGTTACTGGAGTTGTTATGTATGCAACCACAAAAAGATTTAAACATGACAATTATGAACTATGTAGTATAGCAGTCATGACACTGGGATTTTTGTTTGTTATTATTATTGGCATTGGTATTTTTGTTACGCATAGCTGTACAAGTATCCATATCATTGAGAATGAAGCAGAAATGAAGGCACTCAGAGCAGAGGTACAGGCTGTTGAAACTATGGATACCGATTTAGGAAACCTTTCAAGAATTCAGGTTATCCAAGACGTAACAGAATGGAATAAGAATGTCTCTAAAAAAAAGACATTTCTTGCAAATCCATTGTTCAGTTGGTTTGTAGACAAACAGGTTGTAGATGCATTAGAATACATCGATCTTCCTGACTTCGGCAGCAATGATTAATAAACGAAATCAGAGTCTACCATTGTGGTGGGCTCTTTTCGTTTCCATTTTTTTTGTGTGCAATGATTCGTTACATATTTAGGATAACAAACAATTTGCACACAATAAAAGGAGGAAACGAAGTATGTTATTAACACTAATTTGTATCGTTGTACTTGTGGTCGGAATTATTTTGAATCGAATCGCTGATGAAGGTGGAATTTGGGTTTTGGAAGGAGTAGGTCTCATCTGTATGTTACTCGGAACTATTTGCGGCTTTGTTTTGTACTCTGTATCATTTCAGCTCATACTGGTGTTGATTTGGAAATCGAAACGAATCAGATCAAATACGAAACATTACTGAAAGAGAAACAGCTTCTTGAAACGGACCAGGAAGACATTTCGAAGTTAACTGTACTTAATGACATTTCGGAATGGAATCAGAATGTCAAGTCGCAGAAACATCAGGCGTACAATATATGGACAAGCTGGTTCTATAACAGGAAAGTTGCAGATCAGTTACAGTATATTACTATTTCTGATATTGGAGTTAACGAGAAATAACCGATTAGAACCTGCCATTGCGGTAGGTTCTTTTTGTTTCCGTTTCTTTTGTGTGCGTTTGTTTTATCACATATTTAGGATAACAAACAATTTGCACATAATAAAAGGAGGAAACGAAATGAAAGCAACGAAAGGATTTAGAAAAGACATGACATGCAGAGGATTTCGATACGAGGAAGGAAAATCGTATCATGAAGAAAAAGCAAAATGTCGTGAAATTGGTTTTCATGCATGTGAATACCCATTGGATTGCTTCACACATTACGGACCAACAAAAAGCGAATACCATGAAGTAGAGTTATCAGGAGTTATCGATAAAAGCACTCTTGATACAAATATGAGTACTACTGATATCAAAATTGGACCTAAATTATCGTTTACAGAACTTGCGTTGAGCGCGTACGATTTCATTTATAAAAAAGCTAAAGAAGTCTCTGTTTATAAAGGAGCAGGTAAATTCGCATCGGTTATAAGTAATCATAATGTTGTATCTAAAGAAGGACACGGTTGTGTTGCAGCAAATACTAGATCCTATGGAGCTGCTGCTGCATATGGACCCGAATCATCTGCATCCGTTACTGAGAGTTTTAGCACATCAATAGCAGATGGATCGTCAGTAACGTCAACAGCAACTAGTTATAATAGCATTGCATCTGCAACTGGATACGATAGTATTTCGGCAGTAACTGGCAAAAACAGCGTATCGTCAACAGAGGGAATGCACAGCATATCCGGGACAACCGGATGTTATAGCGTTTCGTCTGCTACTGGAAATCATAGTGTTTCAGTAACAACAGAAGAGGAATCAGTATCATCAGCGAATGGATATGGATGTGTATCAACGACAACAGGGAGAGACAGTTTTGCTTCTGTTGAAAGTGATACAGGAATTGCTGTTGCATGGGGATATAAATCAAAAGCAAAAGGCTGTATTGGCTCTCGTCTTGTTTTGGCTGATTGGAAATGTGTCAGATATATAATAAACGAAGAAGACGCATGGCAGTTGGTTGGAGCGAAAATGGTGACCGTAGATGGTGTTAATATTAAAGCAGATACTTATTATCGCTGTATCAATGGCGAAGTAGTCGAAGCTATTGACGAAGACGAATAACCCGAAACAATTAGAGTTTGCAAATGTGCAGGCTCTTTTTTGTTATGGATTCGAATGGTTGTTTCCGGTTATTTTGTATGCAATTATCTTATCACATATTTAGGATAACAAACAATAAAGCACATAATAGAGGAGGAACCAAAATGTCAGAAACAAAGAAAACATGTCCATTCGGAACAGTAGGAGATCAGAACCAGAAAGCGATTCTTTACCAAATCCTGCAAAATGGATTCAGAGATGAGAATCCGAGACCACATTATGAAGATATGTATCATAATGCGCATCTTTCTGATGATTGCAAATATGTGATCACAGAAGACGGAAACAAGATTGAAATTGGAGAAGGAACTGCATTTACAAACGGTTCAGATGTAACCGTTTATGTCCCGGCTCATACGTTATCCATTAACCATGTTGTTACTAGATACGACTTAGCAAAAGGTGAGTGCCCGATTTTGACTTTGAGACCGATCGCGTGGAAATCAGCAGTCAAAGAAATCTTGTGGATCTATCAGATGCAGAGTAATAAGCTGTCTGATCTTCATGATTTAGGCATCAAATATTGGGACCAGTGGGATATTGGCGACGGAACAATTGGCTGCAGATATGGAGCAACCGTAAAAAGACATAACCTGATCAATAAGTTGCTGGATGGATTAACAGCCGATCCATTTGGTCGCCGTCATATTATGTGTATGTGGCAGGAAGACGATTTTTCAGACGAAACAGGAGGAACAACCAAAGGATTGAATCCATGTTGTTATGAAACGATCTGGAATGTAAGAAGAGGAATCGACGGTAAATTGTATCTGGATATGCTCATGAATCAGCGGTCCAGTGACTTTATCGTATCCGCATCAATCAATGAGATGCAGTATGTGGCGCTTCAGTTAATGGTCGCAAAACATTGTGGATACGAACCTGGTGTTTTCACGCATGTAAGTGAAAACGTGCAGATTTATGACAGACATTTGAGTCAGGCAAAAGAAATCGTTTTTAATCGAAACACAATTGATTGTGATCCAAGATTTGTTCTGGATACAGAGAAAACAAACTTTTTCGATTTCACGATCGATGATTTTAAACTGATCGGATATCCAAGAGAAGAAATTGCAAAGAAGAATCCACAGATGAAATTCGATCTTGGAATCTAAAACAGAAACAAACAGAAGGACTCGCTTTATGCGGGTTCTTTTTGTATGTGTATGAAAACTTACAACACAAATCCATTCATTCCATATTTAGGATAACAAACAATTACACACACCGAAAAGGAGGAAACAAAATGAGTGAAGTAACAAAAATAAGTGGACCAGTACATGGATATAAGGTTTTTGATTCGGATTGGACCTGTAGACCAGCAGGAGCTAAACCAAAACAATATACCTGTCCTGGAAAGTTTGAAGAAGAAGGAAAACTTGAGGTTTGTTGTCATGGTATGCACTTCTGCCAGACTGCTGCTGACTGCTTCAATTATTATGATTTTGACAGTGAAAACAAGGTTGCAGAAGTCATTGCTTACGGTGAGGTGCTGACAGTAGGTGACAAGTCCTGTACCGACAAACTTGAAATAGTGCGTGAAATTCCTTGGGATGAAGTGTTGCGAATCATCAATCTTGGAAAGAATTGCACCGGGAACAGGAACACAGGGGACTGTAATGCTGGAAACAGGAACACAGGAAACTGGAATACCGGGAACAGGAACACCGGGACCAAAAACACCGGGCACTGTAACACTGGGGACAGGAACACTGGGAATAGGAACACCGGGATTTGTAACGCTGGAGACAGGAACACCGGAGACAGGAACACCGGAAACGACAATACCGGAAACTACAACACAGGGGATTGGAATACCGGGTATTGGAACACCGGGAACAACAACACCGGGTACAAGAATACAGGAAATAATAACACTGGGGATAGGAACACTGGCAACTGGAATACGGGGGATTGGAACAAGTCATCTTTTAATACTGGCTGTTTCAATACAAAAGAACAGAAGATATTGCTGTTCAATAAACCGTCAGATATGACCTATAGTGACTGGTGTGAATCTGATGCACGGTGGTTATTAAAGCAGATACCAAAGGATGTTGTTGAATGGATTTGGTCAGGCAACATGACTGATGAAGAAAAGGAACAGTATCCGGAATACAAGACAACAGGCGGTTACCTGAAAGTGCTTGACGAGTCTGAATGTGGTCAGTTGTGGTGGAACAATCTCGAAACAAAAGACAAAGACACCATCAGAGCGATTCCAAACTTTGATCCAGATATTTTTTACGAATGTACTGGAATCAGAGTCGACTAACGAAAAACAGAGACTGACCAATTGGTTGGTCTCTCTTTTTGCCTCCGGTTGTTTTGTATGCGAAGAATCGAACCCATATTTAGGATAACAAAACAAATGCATACGAAAACAAAGGAGGCAAAAAGTATTATGACAAGATCAGTAACAGAAGCAGCAAATCGTGTCAGAAAATGCTTAGAAGGCGGCAGATTCTGGGACGTCATAGAGACACCTGGAAAAGAAATTGAAGTGTATTGGTGCGGAGACTTACGTTTCGTGATCAGCAGAGATTATAACGAGGACTGGATTATTTCAAGCGAGCACGAATTGAATCTTGAGACTGTTGCACGTGTTTGGGAAGCAGTCAAAGGATACTAAAACAGCAACAATTAGAGTCGACTACTATAGTTGGCTCTTTTTGTGTGCCTCCGGTTGTTTTGTATGCGAAGAATCGAACCCATATTTAGGATAACAAAAACAAAGCATACGAAAGTAAAGGAGGCAAAAAGTATGGCAAAGAAAAGATTGAAAGATATGACGGATCACAAAGTAATGAGTTTCAAAGAAGCTGCAAAAGCGTTAAATTGGACTCTCACAGAGGATGACGAAGTTTACCCAGTATCCTGTGACTGCGGTAACAGCAAAATTGAGTATACTGGAGTAATTGGTGTACAAAAATTAAGATGCGGTAATTGCGGAAAACAAATGTCAAGTCTGATTTCTTTGAATCCGGCTTGTCGTTCAATGCTTGACATCGAGAAAGACGAGGAAGGAAATGAGCGGTTCTGGATCATTCAAGACAAGAAAGATCAGACAGAAACGATAACAGACTGGCTTGCAAAGCAGGAAGATTACGGTCTCTGCAACCCACCAATGGACGCTCAGAAAGCATTGTGTTTTCTGGCTGAGTATTTGGATATTCCGGAAGACACCATACCTGAAAACGAACAACAGACAAATACCTATATTGTTTGCAAAATCTTAGACAGATACAGCAAAAAATATAGAAAGGAATTGAAAAACAAATAAGAAACAAACGAAAGAGCCTATTCCAATTTAGTGGAGTAGGCTTTTGTGTACCTCCGGTTGTTTTGTATGCGAAGAGTTGAACCCATATTTAGAGTACAAAAACAAAGCATACGAAATAAAGGAGGAAAAGTGAAGTATGGAAAAGAAAAGATTACAAGATGTTACTGATTACAAAGTAATGAGTTTTAAAGAAGCTTGCGATCATCTTAACTGGAAGTTACCAATGAGTCCGTTTGGTGATATAGTTGGAAATTGTGGTTGCGGATGCGAGCTTAAATTTCGGATGATTTTGGGAAGAAATTACCTCATGTGTCCAAAATGCGGAAGATATATGGTAAATATATTTTCTCCTGTTTGTGAAGAAGTAAAACAGAGAACACCACTTGACGCAAATGATTTTAACTTTGAAAAAGACGCAAACGGATGCGATCGGTTCTGGATTGCTAAATTCGATGGATTCGATCATGGTGGAATCGTTACAGACAAAACGAAGGTCGAAGAAAATCGTGTCATTCCAAAAGCCGCATTCGTTCAAAAGCCGTTAGATGAAGGGATTACAATAGAAGAGATCACAGAACTTGTCGGCAGGCTCGAATGCGAACAGGTAATTCCAATCGAAGTGCAGGCAAACAGTAGTTGTGCTATTGGTTTTATTTCATTGGATGCTGCTGAAGAATTAGATTACGATTATGATAATCTGATTCGGAATGTATCTGAGGTAATCGAAGACATGGATAACGAAACAGAGTATGGAAACTACGATTTTGATGGATTTCCGGTATATATCGGATATTAGCAGGAGGAAACAATATGAAGAAATCAGAGAAAAACATGATCTTTCAGGAAGCTGCATTAATGTCAGATGAGAAACTGAAAGAAGCGTATTATGATTCTGTAGATGCTTGTCTCGGAAGCCAGGCAGAAATTATGGAGGAACAAGGCTGGGATCCTGTAGATATCAAAGAACGTCGCCAGTATGAGAAGTTCCTTTCTGAGAAATCGGATCTTTTGGGATTCATTTGCAATATGAGAGGTATCAAACTTTGGGAGATAAGGAATCATAACTAAAAAACAGAAGAGAGATCGCATTCATGTGGTCTCTTTTCTTTTAGACTTTACTTGACATATAACGTAATTGCGTTATAATGAACACAAAGGAGTGATAATCAATGAATGACCGTTTAAAGAAAAAAATAAAAGAAACTGGGAAAAGCATATATAAAATCAGTCAAGAGAGTGGAATTCCATATACAACATTGAATGAATTGATCAATGATAAGAAAAATATTAACAACAAAGCAGCAGAAACAGTATATAAGCTTAGTTTATATTTGAATTGCAATATAGATGAGATTCTGAACAACATTGCTTTTCTCGAAAACGGAAAAGGAACTTATCTTGGATATCGATATTATTGGAAAGTAACGAATAGTGGAATAGAGTTGCATATACTAGATAATAATGAAGATTTAATGTTGCTCACTCTAAAAAATATGTGTCAAGATTTATATGATTGTTATCGGAAACAAGTACCTGAAATGATGATTGAAGATTATGATAATGAAAAACGAGAATGGGAGGCATTGCTATGAGTCAATACGCATTAATGCATAAAAATGATGTTTGTGGAAGTCTAATTATCGATGACGAAACAGGGACTCTAAAAATATATAAAGACAACGGAAGTGGGTTATCACCGTTTTTGGGAAATGCAGATACGAGAAGAATGAAACATTGGTGGGAAGGGAGAGCTGTTCCTGCTTCTCGAAAAATGATGCAGGAAGTATTAAAACAAGCTGGATGTACGAATACAAAAATGTATCTGGCAAAAAATCTTGCTCTATCAATGACAGATTCTTATTGGATTCGACCACTGGATATGGATGTAAAATATGAAGATGTGAAGTTATCAAGTATGAATCCATTTTCTGACAATAAAGTTCCATATCACAATGCAACTTCTTATGATTCGAATGCCGCATTAGGTGGACAAATGGAAAAATATTGGGATATCGAAACACAATTTCCAACGCTTGTGAAAGAAAGTTATAAGTATTTTGGACAGCAGGCGATAAATGAGGCTTTTGCAACTTATTTGCATGATTTACAAGAAACGACAATCCCTTATGTTCCTTATCTTGCTGGACATACAGAGGATAATGGTCTTTATTGTAGATGCGATGCATTTACAAACGATTCTGTTGAATTAGTATCCGCATATGAAGTTATCGAAGGATCGAAATTGCAAAATGACAAATCATTATATGATAACTATATTCGGATATGTGCAAAATTAGGAATTGAAGCTCAAGAAATTAGTGATTTTATGGATTATCAGACGTTAACAGATTTCATTATCAGTAATACAGACGAACATCTTGGAAATTTTGGTATTCTAAGAGATTCAAACACAATGCAATATCTAGGTCCAGCACCAATATATGACTCTGGTAATAGTATGTTTTTCAAAGAATCATCAACGGTTCATACAAGATTAAGCTTATTGCAGCAACCAATTACAAGTTTTTACGATTCTGAAGAAAAAATGGTTAAGAACATAAAAAACAGACAGTTAGTAAATATAGATTTACTTCCAACGGTTGAAGAGACAATTGCTTTATATACATCATATGGATTTCCAGAAGAAAGAGCCATAACAATTGCAAATAACTATGCATTAAAGGTTGATATGGCTTACGAATTCGAAAACGGAGCAACGATATCAATGTACCATGAAAGACAAAAAGAATCAGAAAATATTCCAGAAACAAACAACCTAGAGGATAATACAGACGATTTTGATGTCGGAGAGGATTTATAGAGATCGCATTCATGTGGTCTCTTTTCTTTTGGTAACAATAACGGTATACTAACCATGGGATATAAAATTTTCATGCTGCTTTGTCGCAACACATATTTAGAATACAAATAAGAGAAGAGGAAAGGAGAAATGCTATGTTTGATGAGAAGAATATCGAACTTGACGAAAAGCATTCGAAAGAAAAGAAAAAGGAATACCTGATTAGAGACGACGAAGGAAATATTCAATTCGTGTATTCTATATACAGAAGACCAGAAATGGATATTATCTTTCCACAGTTCACTCCTGTATTAAGCACTGGTTTGTTGCCGGTGATTGATATACTCGATGACAAAAAGATTCTTACATTTGAACCAAACCCGATTGGGTCCGTCATCACTCAGTCGTATTTTGGCAAGTTTATCAATGATTCTGTATTTGCGAAAGAAGCAGCAGAATACATTATGGATCACTTTGAGGAACTCTAACAAACAGGAAAGACACTGCCTATTGAGGTGGTGTCTTTTTTTTGCCATACAGAGTTCGGTCTCCGCACATATTTATGGAAAATGAAGATATGGAGGAAACCATTATGAGTAGTGTAAATGACTTGTTGAAGGCAATTGCAAACAGAGATTATTCACAGGAATATATTAACGAAGACATAAGTTTTGTAAACGAACGATTTGATAAGTTTCGGAAATACTTTAATGCAGTTTACGAACATGTTTACGGTAGCTCTACTGCGTTAACATTAGTTCACGGAGGGATGATGACACCAGAAGCCTATCAGGATATGGTCGTTAATCTTGATGGAAAAAGAAAACACGCACATGATATGGCAATCGCAGCCTGTGAACAGATCAATCGTCAGTGTGATATGTATGGAATCGATCATCTGTGTCCGGAAGTCGAAGTCGATCCAATCAATAAAGAAAAGTGCGTAAACAGAGGAGAGATTGCAGATTTTGTTGGTCGATATGTGTATTCCGTATTTCAGCAGGGACGTGAAGGCAGAACTATGGATCAGCTTATCATTGACAATGAGATGAAATATGGTGACCGTCCGGCACTTGATGTTTCGTATGAGATTGCGAAAGATGCAGGCAGAAATCCAGAGCATGCATACAATCCAGGCGACATGGATCAAAATGCATACGGAGAGTTCGAATACAAAAGTGAGGTTGCCAATGACGATGCTGGTGGGGATTCTATGGAAGACGTCGAATATGATGACGATGATTTTGGAGAATTATGACGAGTTTCCGCAATTTTGAGCCTTATTATGATATATAATATTGTGGAAGGGCGTAAATTGGGCTCGAGAAAGGTGGAAACGAAATGAGTAGTGTAAATGACTTGATTACGGCAATTATGAACCGAGATTTTGACCGCGATGAAATTGAATCAGATATTGCATTCGTAAATGCGCGGTTTCATATGTTACAAACCTATTTTGACGCGGTTTATAAGGAATCATACGGACATTCTGTAGCTCGGACATTGGCAAATGATGAACATATTACTTCTGAACGATATGTAGAATACATTGAGGAGCTCGAATCTAAAACAGCAGATTGTTTGGACACGGCAATCGCAGCCTGTGATCAGATAAACAAAATGTGTGACCAATATGGGCTGCAACATCTGTGTCCAGACGTGGAATACGACGAGAGGCATGGAAATAAATGTGTAAACCGAAATGAGATTGCGGAATTTATCGGTGATTATATGTGTTCTGTATTCGAACAAGGACGAGAAGGCAGAATGATGGAGTCAATCGATATGGAGTAAGAGAGGGAGACAATCATGAGATATGAAATAGACTACAGAAAGACCGGTGCAAAAGAGGAAGTCGAAAAGCTTTTAGATAGCTGGATTGCGTCTGTTAAAAAAGAGAAAATGGAAATACAGATCATACATGTCGTATCCGGTGACTTTGAAAATGATTTTGAGTTACATTATGGGACGGAAATTGAATTCAATGGATGGCAGTGTGATTGGACACATAGCATCGATTATAAAGGATATGAATTCGAAGTGTCTGGAGAGGCTTGGTATGGCAAAATCTTAATCACATGTGAATGAGATACGGAAAAAGAAATCAACAGGAATGTTGGTTTCTTTTTTTTGTTTTCAAATTAGTTTGGCTCCCAGAAAACCATATTTATAGTGATAAAAAACATATTCAAAACAAGGAGAACAAGGAGGATAACATGAGAATTGGAATCACAGAGTACGGGGATGCTGGCGTCGACTTCAGATGGGAAAACAAATTAAAGGAAATCGATGGAGTCATCCTTATAACAAAGAACTTAAACGACACATTCATCAAAAAGGTTTTAAGCCATATGAATGAGGTTCCTATCGTAGTGCATTGTACATGTACCGGATGGGGACACACAAGAATGGAACCAAATGTCCCGGACTACAAACAGCAGCTTTCACAGATGAAGAAATTGATTGAGTCTGGATTTCCAGCAAGCAGAATGGTATTGCGGATTGATCCTATTTTCCCAACTGAGAAGGGTGTCAAGCGAGTTTCCGAGATGTTAAATTACTACCATTCATTGGGTTTGCCTGAAAATGAGATCCGATATCGTATTTCAATCGTGGATGAGTATCCGCATGTACGGGAACGTTATCAAAAACTTGGATTCACGCCGATGTATGGTGGAAGTTTCTATCCGTCTGATGAACAACGTAATCTTGTCGGAAACGCATTAAGTGAGTACCCTTATCAGTTTGATACATGCGCAGAGGACGTCCTTGCATATAAGTTTCCAGCGACATTTCGGATTAAAGGATGTATCAGTACAGAGGATCTGCAGATTATGGGAATTAAATATGACGGTACATTTCCTGAGAACCCACAAGGAAGAAACGGATGTCATTGTCTTGCCTGTAAAACGGAACTTTTAACACCAAGAAAGAAATGTCCTCATAACTGTCTGTATTGTTTTTGGAAAGATTAAGAGGAGGAAACAATATGAGCACACTTGGAACTTGGACAGGAAGCAGAGACATCGAAATCGTAGAGGTCGAAGGGAAACCGATCGCTCTCAGTGGTTGGAATGGAGAACAGTATTTACAGTGCTGGGAAGTAGACGAAATCATTTCAGGAACTGGATTTTTAAGAAAGCGAAAATAAGTTCAAAACTGAGCTTGCAGAATGTATTTGATAACACATCATTGCAGCAATAGATAGCAACAAAGAAAAGGGATTGACCATTTAAGTCGGTCCCTTTCTTTTTGTTTGCGCTCTTGTGGACACATATTTAGATATGCAGAAAGAGAGGTGAAAAGATATGAGCAAACGAAATGTACGGGATCAAAAAGAAGTGGAGAGAAAGAGTGTGGCATCGGTTCAATCGTACCAAGATCAGAGTGTAACCAAAGAGGAGTGGCGACGAATGTGTGAACATGAAAAGAAATGGTGTGAATACCAGGAAGTCGCCGGGATGGATCGGTTACAAGCTCTGGGGTACATACAAGGGATGCCGACATTTGAGCCAATGTAAGCGAAAACGAAGAGACATAGAACACATATTTAGGACAGATAACAAAACAACTATGAATATAAGGAAGGTGTTTATTGTGAATTATCATGACATTGTGAAGGACAATATGTTAAACGGAGACGGTATTCGTGTTGTTCTTTTTGAAAGCGGATGCACTCATCAATGTCCAGGTTGCCAGAATCCTCAAACATGGGATAAAAACAGTGGAATCCCTTTTGACAGTGAGGCAAAGCAGGAATTATTTGAAGCTCTACGGAAGCCGTATATTGACGGAATTACGTTTTCTGGCGGAGATCCACTAGCAACTTTCAATCGTGATGAAACGTTGAATCTCATAAAAGAAATCAAAGATAAAATGCCAGATAAAACTGTTTGGGTATATACAGGATACACAAAAGAAGTACTGCAGCAGCAGGATCCGGTTTTCATGCAAGATTTGTTATCACAAATTGACGTTCTTGTTGACGGTCCTTTTGTGCAGGAAAAACTCAACGTTAATTATGAATGGGCAGGTTCGACAAATCAAAGAGTTCTCAGAAAAGAGGACGGTTTTATGAAAAGTACATCAAGTGTATATGAGTACGAAGACCGAAAAGGTTCAGTAATGGATGAATGTTTTAATGCAAACCAATTACAGGACAAGGAGATTACTTCAGATGATAACTATGAAGATATTGATGATATCGATGATCTGAGTTTGTAAGTATTCATCCCATATTTAAACTGAAACAAATATAAACAAATAAAAGGAGTCCGAATACTCATAGCGGATTCCTTTGTTAAAAAAAGGAGGAATAAATATGAGTACAAATATTACAGTTATCAAAAATGGAGACAAAGGAATTGAAGCCTTTGAACCAGCAAAAATCAAAGCAGCAATTGAAAAATCTGCAACAAGAGTTGGTGTTGAATTATCGGATACTCAGAAAGATCGTGTAGTAGAAATTGTAGAAGATATTATTGCATCGAAAGCTCTTAATCAAGTAACGGTCGAACAGTTACACTCATTTGTCGAAATGGCTTTGGATGATGCAAGTCCAGTAACTGCAAAAAGTTACAGACAGTATCGTGACTTCAAAGCTCAGTTTGCGAAGATGATGAATCGCGTAGCAAATTTTGCAGAAACGGTAATGTATCGTGGTGATCGAGAAAACGCAAACAAAGATTCAAGTCTTGTTTCAACACAGAATGCGTTGATTGCATCGGAATTTGGTAAAGAGATGTATATCAATCAGTTTTTAACCGCGATTGAAAGATCCGCAGAGGCAAAAGGTTTTATTTATCTTCACGACAAGGATAAGAGACTTTTTACCATAAACTGTTGCTTATTCTTAATGGGTGTCCTGCTAAAAAATGGATTTGAAATGGGTAACGATTGGTACAACGAACCAGGCACTTTGGATGTAGCTTTTGATGTAATCTCAGATATTGTGTTATCAGCAGCTTCACAGCAATATGGCGGATTCACAATTCCTCAGATAGATTTCTTACTTGAACCATACGCAAAGAAAACGTATGAGAAAACTTATAAGAAACGGATGAAGGAATATAAAGAACTTGGCGTTGATATCGAGAAAGCGAAACAAAAAGCAGAAGAAGCAGCAATGGAGCAGGTTGAATACGAATTCAGACAGGGATTCCAGGGCTGGGAAATGAAATTTAATACTGTTGGATCCAGCAGGGGCGATTACCCATTTGTAACAGTTACATCTGGATTAAATACCAGTAGATTCGGTGTTCTATGTAATGTAACAATGTTCAAAGTACATATGGAAGGTCAGGGAGCTCCTGGTAAAAAGAGACCTGTATTATTCCCGAAATATGTATATCTGTATGACAAGGAAACAAATGGATCAGGTCCAGTGTATGAAGCTGCATTCGAGTGTTCTTCAAAAACAATGTATCCGGATTGGTTATCACTTTCTGGCGAGGGATATGTTCCGAGCATGTATAAAAAATACAAAAAAGTCGTATCACCCATGGGCTGTAGAGCGTTTTTAAGTCCGTATTACGAAAGAGGTGGATTTGAACCAGCAGATGAAAACGATGTACCTGTATTCGAAGGACGTTTTAATGCTGGGGCAATTTCATTGAACCTTCCATTGATTTACTTAGACGCAAAGGCTCGTGGCGTTGATTTTATGAAAGAACTTGATTACTATCTTGAGATGATCAGACAGTTACATATCAAAACGAAAGCATTCCTTGGTGAAAAGAGAGCGAGCATTAATCCTCTTGGATTCACACAGGGTGGTTTCTATGGTGGTAATTTACGACCAGAGCAGAAGTTAAAAGAGTCAAAAAAACTGATGGAAGCAACAACCTATAGTTTCGGAATCACGGCTTTGAATGAATTACAGCAGGCTTATAATGGTAAATCCATTGCTGAAGACGGAGAGTTTGCACTTGAAGTATTACAGCACATCAATCGCAAAGTTAACGAATACAAGCAGGAAGATCACATTTTATATGCAATTTATGGTACACCGGCAGAAAGTCTCTGTGGAAAGCAGATTAAGCAGATGCGTGAGTATGTTCGTGAAAATATGGAGCAGCTTGAAGCGGCTGGATACACAGTCAGACACACAGTAGATGGAGATTATGTTATCGATGGTGTTTGTGATAAGGAGTATGTATCTAACAGTTTCCATTGTCATGTAACTGAAGATATTACTCCAATTCAAAAACAGGATTCAGAAAACAGATTTTGGAATCTTTGTAATGGTGGTAAGATTCAGTACATCAGATATCCTCTTGGTTACAACAAAAAAGCAATGAGAACTTTGATTGACAGAGCTATGGATCTTGGGTTTTATGAAGGAGAAAACCTCGCTTTGAACTATTGTGATGATTGTGGCTATGAACAGATTGATATGGCAGATGTGTGTCCAAAATGTGGTAGCCGAAATATCACAAAAATCGATCGTATGAATGGATATCTCGCATTCTCGAGAGTTCATGGAGCGACTAGATTAAATGATGCTAAGATGGCAGAGATTAAAGATCGTAAATCAATGTAATACAAACATAAAGAGTCAGCCGATTGGTTGGCTCTTTTGTTTTGCATACGACATATTTGTTATTTCCATGTTTAGAACTTACTCATATTTATTAAGAAACATACAAAAATAGCTCATAAAGTAGGAGTATCGAAAAATGTGGAAAGATATTATTGGTTGGGAAAAATATTATGAGATTAATGAACATGGAGATGTTCGAAATAAATTAACAAAACATTTGGTTATAGGTGACAAAAATAGTGTTGGATATATGCGTGTTTGTTTATACAATAAAAATCACAATCCGAAGAAACAACGATTTTTTAGACATCGATTAGTTGCGACACATTTTATACAAAATCCATATAATCTTCCAGAAGTAAATCATTTGGATACGGATATCACAAATAATGATGTAAGTAATCTCGAATGGGTAACAAGAAATGAAAATGAGCAGCATTCGAGATTGTTAGGTCATAAACCATACAAACCATTTGTTGTTACAAAAGAAAGTGGAAACAAAATAAAATATGATAATAGAACATTATTGGCAAAAGAATTAAATATCTCAAGGCAAACGATCAATAACTGGCTAAAAGGTAGATCAAAGGGCTATAAAAACTACGGCATCACGAGTATTCGATACGTTGGTTCATCCCATATTTAGACTAACAACAATAATCAGAAAGGAATGTAAAAACTTATGACATCAAAAACAACTCAAAACCAAAACGCAACAACACGCTGGTCTGTAATGCTCGGTGTTAATCCCGGATATGATAATACGGTCCATTTTACGCCCGATTTTGCCATCCAAAAAGCTATTCCCTTCATCAGACAGCGTTTGTCCGGTTACTCAGAAGTTGCTGTAGAACCTGCTGCAGCTGTCTACAATCGGGAATGGGGATGTCCTGATGGCGGAGAAGTCGGCGTCGTTTTAAAAGGAAACGTGCGTGAAGATCAGAAAGAACAGATTGAAGAATCACTCGCTGCATTGATGGCAGACCTCGGTCAATCAACAGGTACAGTCGAATACGAATCATTCGGTATCAATGGCTGTGATACTCGCAATAGCACCTATATTCAGAACGAATACGAAGAAAACGTAGAAAGATCTGAAGACACCCTGATCAAATCAAGCTTTACGGATAACGAAAGCGGTATCCATTTTCGTATTCCATTGCGTGGAGATATGGAAGAGATCGGAAATCTGTTGCAGAATCAGATGGAGACCGTAGAAGATGGAGAGTATACGGTTACTGGTGTGCTGACAAAAGAGAGCGTTGCCGTGTATTATGAGGGCACACAAAATCTGGTATTCGCACCAGACTGTAATGCATATTTGGACGCCTTAAATAAGGTCGTTGAAACAGTGCAGGATTATTTGTTCGGAGATCCAGTAATCGACGTCTCATCAGTGGGCGACGAAATCAATGATGTTCCAAACAAACCGTTATTATCAGATGGAACTGAAGATTTTGATCCAGGCGATGACCTGTAATAACCAAAATCTAAAGTTCAAACCACAGAAACAGAATATTCAATCCTAACCAGAAGAATCGAGCCTCAAAAATCTGATACATTCAGGTATTTCGGGCTCTTTCTTTTTGGTTATGAAATCAGTATTTACACTCTTTGGAACCCATATTTAGTGCATCTAAAAAAAAAGAAAGAGAGATGCACTATATGGATAACAAAATTATCAGTCTGTTTTCCGGATGTGGGGGAATGGATCTCGGGTTCGAGCGAGCCGGTTTCGAAATCCCGGTCGCCAATGAATTCGATGCCACAATCTGGGAAACGTACAAACAAAATCATAAAAATACGCATCTAATTGAAGGCGACATCAGAAATGTAACTAAATCAGATCTTGAACCCTATCTTAAGCTGCAACCAGGAGAACAATTGGCAGGAATTATAGGCGGACCGCCATGTCAGTCGTGGTCAGTAGCCGGAGCCGGAAAAGGAATTGAAGATAAGCGAGGACAGCTTTTCTTTGAATACATTCGTGTGCTCCGGGAATTTCGACCACAATTCTTTGTAGCTGAGAATGTTCCCGGGATGATATCAAAGAAACATGCGGATGCGGTTGATCGGATCCTTTCTTTGTTTGCCGAGTCTGGTTATAACGTTTCCGTATACAAAACAAATGCTTGTAACTATGGATTAGCGCAAACGAGAGAACGGATCTTCTATATTGGCATCCGAACTGATCTTGATATTTCATTTGTATTTCCAGACGGAGATCCAGAACATATTGTAACACTACGAGATACTATTTGGGATTTACGAGACAATGCTGTTCCAACACTTGCAAGAAACAAACGTAATCCTGCAGCGGTTAACAACCATGAATATTATGTTGATAGTTACTCTCCGGTATTCATGTCCAGAAACCGTGTCCGTAGCTGGGATGAACCTGGTTTTACAGTGCAGGCATCCGGACGCCAATGTCAGATACATCCAAACGCACCAAAAATGCAGCAGATATCAAAAGATTCGTACTGTTTTGTCCCGGGTGCGAAAGATCGGTATCGAAGAATGAGCGTCCGAGAAGTAGCAAGACTACAAGGATTTCCGGATGATTTTGAATTCATGTATGAAAATGCGAACAATGGATACAAAATGATCGGAAACGCAGTGCCAGTTAATATGGCAGAAGCGATTGCTGGAAATCTGATGAATGCATTGAAAGCCAGCCTCGATATTCCAAATAGTACTATGGAAGACTAAGCAAATTAGAGATCGACCTTATATTGGGGTTGGTCTCTTTTTATTTCCAGTGTTTTTGTGTGCAGTGGTTTTAACCCATATTTAGGATAACAAACACACACACAATAAAGGAGGAAACAAAATGAGTGAAGCAACAAAAATGAGTGAACCTGTACATGGATACAAAGTGTTTAATCCAGACTGGACATGTAAACCAATCGGTGGTTCAAGCAAACAGTATACCTGTCCAGGCAAATTCGAAGAAGAAGGAGAACTTGAAATTTGCGAACATGGAATGCATTTTTGTCAAACAGCTGCCGCATGTTTTAATTATTATGGATTTGACAGCAAAAACAAGGTTGCCGAGGTGATCGCCTATGGAGATGTTATAACAGACGGTAACAAATTGTGTACCAACAAGTTGGAAATCGTGCGTGAAATCCCGTGGGATGAAGTGCTGAGAATCGTAAATGTTGGAAAAAATTGTACTGGTTTACGTAATACGGGAAACGAAAATGCTGGGAACTGGAATGCTGGATCTTGTAACGAAGGAGACTGGAATACCGGCGATCACAACATTGGTGATAGTAATACTGGAAACTGGAACACAGGTGATTATAATGCTGGACGCTGTAATTCCGGAAACTGTAACACGGGATGTGCTAATGCTGGAAAAGGTAATACTGGAGGCAGAAACGATGGGGACTGCAATACTGGAAATTGTAATGAAGGAGATTGCAACACAGGTGACTACAACAGTGGAAACAGCAATACCGGAACCTGGAATATTGGAAAACATAATTCTGGTAACTGTAACATTGGCAACTGGAATACCGGGGATTGGAATAAGTCATTTTTTAATACTGGCTGTTTCAATACAGAAGAAACAACAATTATGCTGTTTAATAAACCATCGAATTGGACTTTTCGTCGTTGGTTAGAATCTGAAGCAAGGTTTTTGTTAATTCAGATGCCAAAAAGAACAGTCGAATGGGTAGATAAAGATGATATGACTGATGAAGAAAAAGAGTTGCACCCGACTTATGAAATGGCAGGCGGTTACCTGAAAAAACAGAAAAACTTGGATCTTATTCAGTCTTGGTGGAATAATCTTTCTCTGATAGAAAAAGAGGCCATCAAAGCGATTCCAAACTTTGATCCTGATATTTTCTACGAATGTACAGGTATCAGAGCGGACTAAAAATGCAAAGAAGAGACTTCAAATGTGAGGTCTCTTTCTTTTTGTTTCCGTTTCTTTTGTGTGCGATTGTTTAGTTCCATATTTAAGATAACAAATAAAAAGCACATATTAAAGGAGGAAACAAAATGAGAAAAGAAGTAAGAAATAAGCCGGTACATGGATACAAGGTGTTTAATCCAGATTGGACCTGTAGCCCAGAAGATTGGGACTGCAGTCCAGAAGATAACACAAAACAGTATTCCTGCCCTGGTAAGTTTGAAGAAAAAGGTCCAATTTCGTTATGCAAACATGGAATGCATTTTTGCCAAAAGCTTGTAAATTGTTTTAGTTATTACAAATTTAATCCGAATAACAAGGTGGCTGAAGTGATTGCCTCTGGAGATGTAATAATTGAAGATCTTAACGACTTATGCTGTACAAATAAGCTTGAAATCGTTCGGGAACTCTCCTGGGAAGAAGTTTTGAGACTTGTCAACATTGGAAATAATTGTACTGGAGTTGGAAATGTTGGTCATCACAATAGTGGAGATTATAATGTTGGTGATAGCAATAGTGGAACATGCAATGTCGGTAACTCTAATACAGGAAAATGTAATACAGGAGATACAAATTTTGGACAGTATAATTCTGGAAATCGGAATACAGGGGATTGTAATACAGGAAACGAAAATTCTGGTAATTGGAATGTTGGTAACAATAATATTGGGGATGGAAACACAGGAAGTAACAATATTGGGAATAACAATGTTGGAGACTGGAACAAATCTTCACTGAATGTTGGCTGCTTTAACACAGAGGAACAAAAGATTACATTTTTTAACAAACCATCAGATTGGACATACAGAATGTGGTTTGAATCAAGAGCTAGATCTTTATTGAATCAAATATCAATTATTAGATGGTCCTATTTATGGGAAATGACAGATGAGGAAAAGAATGAATGCACTGAAAGTGAAGCAGCTGAAGTAGCAGGTGGGTATCTCACAAAAGCGTTCTCGGATAATCAAGAATGGTGGAATGAACTTTCAGATAAAGACAAGAAAATCATTAAAGATCTTCCGAACTTTGATCCTGATGTTTTCTTCGAATGTACCGGAATAAAAGTAGAATAAAACTTACATTAGAGACTGACCGATTGGTTGGTCTCTTTTGTTTCCGTTTCTTTTGTGTGCAATAGTTTAGTTCCATATTTAGGACAACAAATAAAAAGCACATATAAAAGGAGGAAATGAAAAATGATTAATGTTACAAGATTAAGTGACAGAGCGTATGGATACAAGGTATTTAATCCTGACTGGTCCTGTAATCCGCGAGAGCATGATGCACAGGGACAATATACTTGTCCAGCTAGATTTGAAGACGACGAAATGGATGTCCAAAAACGGGGAATGACATTTCGTACGAACCCAATTGGTTATTTCAAATCTGGATTTTACAAGTTTGATAGCAATACTCATGTAGTCGAAGTAATAGCTTACGGTGATATTGGAAAAAGTGAATATGGTACGCTATGTTGGACAAACAAACTTGAAATTGTTCGGGAACTTTCCTGGGAAGAAGTTTTAAGTCTTGTTAATATCGGCAAGGATTGTACTGGAATTGGTAACACAGGCGAATGTAATACTGGAAATTATAACTCTGGTTCTGACAACGAGGGTGACCGGAATGTAGGTTATTATAACTCAGGACGCGGAAATGTAGGGGATCATAACACTGGAGACCATAATACAGGAAACCATAACAGCAGCTATTATAATACTGGACATTACAATTCTGGGTACAGAAATTCAGGAGATTATAATGCAGGATGTTATAATACCGGGAAGTCAAATACAGGAGATTATAATATAGGTAATTACAATGACGGTGATTACAACACTGGCGATCAAAATACTGGACATCATAATACTGGACGCGAGAATGTAGGAGATAGCAATACAGGTTATGAAAATACAGGAAATAATAATACCGGAAACAATAACAGAGGAAAAAGTAATACTGGAAATTATAATTCTGGAAATTATAATACCGGAAATCGAAACATTGGAAACCGAAATACTGGCGACTGGAACTTATCTGCCTATAACAATGGTTGCTTTAACACAGAGGAAACAACAATTATGCTGTTCAACAAACCATCAAACTGGACTTATAGTCAGTGGTTAAAAAGTAGAGCGTGTCATCTGCTGAACGATATTCCAAATCGTACAGTTGAATGGATCGGAGAATATAGCATGACTGCTGAAGAAAAAGAATTAAATCCAGGTTATGAAACAGTAGGCGGATACCTTAAAGTTTTCTCACAGGATGAAAACCGTAATATGGCTCAAAAGTGGTGGGATGAATTAGATGATTCTGAAAAGAAGACAATTCTTTCAATTCCGAATTTTGACGCAGACATTTTCTATAAATGTACTGGTGTAAATGTACAGCTTGAGTCCTAACAAAAATCAGAGACTGACCTTTTGGTTGGTCTCTCTTTCGTTTCCGGTATTTTTGTGTGCAGTAGTTAGTACCATATTTAGGTTAACCAATAAAGCACACAATTCAAGGAGGAAACAAGTATGCCAGAGAAGAAAGATATGTCCAACAGTTGCGATTTCATGTATCAAGATTATTGGACAAAAGCGAACGTAACGCACGAACTCACACAGGAAGACTGGATGCGATGGTACAACGAACATTGTGCTAATTGTAAGTACATGTGCGAGATCTGCATGTACGGAGAAGACTAATCAAAGAATAGAGTCTAAAATGTTTGAGAGATTCAGACATTTCGGGCTCTTTCTTTCGATTGCAAACATGTTTCGTTTCCGGTTACTTTGTGTGTAATAATCTTATCCCATATTTAAGATAACGATGGACACACAAACAAGGAGGAAACAAAAATGATAAGAATGAGCAAAGAAGAAATCAAGAAGAGATATGGTTTAAGAGCAAACAGTCAGGAAAAGATGTTAAAAATGCTTTGCATGATAAGTCTTTTCGATTGGGAATTCCCAATGTTTGACCAGATTGATGAATTTTTCAAGACACAGCCGAGAACAGCAATCGAATGCTTTGATGAAATCTGGAAAGCAGATGATGCTCTTATAGTTTTAGACTGTGCGAACGCAATCAAAGAAAACGAACATATCTTTTTGGAGACGAGAAGCGGTTATGACGAAGTGAAGCCTTATGTAAAGGAATCCTGGAGTGATATCTTCAAGATCGAATCACGACCATTTCCGAATTACGACGAATTATCAAACAAGTATTACAAGATGTCTGATAAGGTTGCAGGAACAGAGTTGGAACAGTACTTAGAAAAACCGACAATTCCGTATATGAACGTGCTTACAGTCACAGAAGAAGGACGTATTTTGTATAGCGCGTTAAGAGCAATCGAAAACCAGCTTTAAATAGAACAAGGGATCTCACATATGAGGTCTCTTTTCTTTTTGTTTCCGGATGTTTTGTGTGTAGCAGTCCAGTCCCATATTTAAAACAAATAATTAAGTACACATAAAGGAGGAAACAAAATGAGTGATGAGACCAAAAAGAATGAATCTGTACACGGATATAAGGTATTTAGACCGGACTGGACTTGCAGTCCATGCGGGAATACAAAACAGTATACATGTCCAGGCAAGTTCGAAGAAGAAGGAGAAATCGAAGTTTGTGGCAACGGAATGCATTTCTGTCAAAAAGCAGCAAACTGTTTCAATTATTATGGCTTTGACAGTAAAAACAAAGTTGCCGAAGTAATCGCTTACGGTGATGTCGTAACAGAGGGTGATAAGTCATGTACAAATAAGCTCGAAATCGTGCGGGAACTCTCCTGGAAAGAAGTATTAGATCTTGTTAATACTGGCAATGACTGTACTGGGTTAAAAAACACTGGAAATGAAAATGCTGGGAATTTGAATTCTGGAGATTATAATACTGGAGATTTCAACACTGGCGATGATAACAGAGGATATTGGAATTCTGGAAACCAAAATTCTGGACATTATAATACAGGATCTCAAAATTCAGGGAACAAAAACACTGGCTCTTATAATAGCGGTGGTTGGAATTCTGGTGATTGTAATTCAGGAGATTTTAACATAGGTTATGAAAATTCAGGCAGTAATAACACTGGATGTAAGAATGCTGGGTATTATAATACCGGTGACGAAAATATTGGTAACTGTAATACGGGGGATAATAACACAGGTGATCTTAATAGTGGACATTTTAACCTGGGAGCTGAAAATACAGGCAATCGGAATCTTGGTGATTCTAATTCTGGAGACTGGAATAAATCATCTCACAATTCTGGTTGTTTCAACACCGAAGAACAAAAAATCATAATGTTCAATAAGCCCTCTAACATGACTTATACTGACTGGCAGGATAGCGATGCATGCGCTTTGTTAGACAGTATGCCAGACGTATCAACAAAATGGGAAAAAGAAGCTTGTATGACCGATGACGAGAAGACTTCTTACCCAACCTACAAAACAACAGGTGGATACCTGAAGGTTATTAACAACATAGAGGGTAGACAAAAATGGTGGAATGATCTTTCGGATTCCGACAAAGCTGTCATTAAAGCAATTCCAAACTTTGATCCTGATATCTTTTACGAGTGCACAGGAATTAAAGTAGACTAAAACATAGAACAAGGGATCTCATATGAGGTCTCTTTTCTTTTTGTTTCCAGTTCTCTTGTGTGCAGCAATCAGACACATATTTAGGATAACAAAAATATTACACACACAAAAAGGAGGAAACAAAATGAGTAAAGTGACAGAAACGAACGGACCAATACACGGATACAAGGTATTCAATCCAGATTGGACCTGTGATCCGTTAAATTGGGCCTGTGATCCGTTAGGATTCAAACCAAAGCAATATGCGTGCCCTGGTAAATTCGAAATAGAAGGGGAACTTGAAATTTGCCATAATGGAATGCATTTCTGCCAAAAATTAGCAGATTGTTTTGAATATTATGCGTTCAATCCAGAAAACAAAGTAGCCGAAGTGATTGCTTATGGGAAGGTTCTTATAAGTGAAAGTGAGAAATATGGTAACAAATTATGTACCAATAAGTTAGAAATCGTACGTGAAGTTCCATGGAGTGAAGTGATAGCTCTTACCAATCTTGGAAATAATTGCACTGGATTTTCTAACACCGGTAACGATAATGCCGGAAGTTACAACACAGGACGTAAGAATACTGGTCATAGTAATACTGGATCTGGTAATGCTGGAAGTCACAACACAGGAACTTTTAATATTGGAGGTTTTAATACAGGAAATCGCAACCTCGGATACAACAATGCTGGTGATTATAACGCTGGTCATAGAAACACCGGAGATCAAAATGCAGGCAATAGAAATACCGGAGATTATAATCCAGGATTTGGAAATGTTGGAGATAATAACAACGGAGACATGAACACAGGTAACTGGAATTATGGAAGTAATAACGTAGGAGACTGCAACATTGGTAATTTTAATACCGGCGACTGGAATGCATCTTCTTACAACACCGGTTGTTTCAACACAGAAGTACCAACAATAATGCTGTTCAACAAACAATCGGATTGGACTTATTACGATTGGTTAGAATCAGATGCAAGATTGCTGTTGATGAGTATGCCGAAGGAAACGATTCAATGGGTAGACAAAGAGGATATGACTGCCGAAGAAAAAGAATTAAATCCAAGTTATGAAACAGCAGGCGGATACCTTAAAGTTTTCTCGCAGGATGAAAACCGTAATATGGCTCAAAAGTGGTGGGATGAATTAGATGATTCTGAAAAGAGATGTATCTTTGCGATTCCAAATTTCGATGAAGATATCTTTTATAGATGTACGGGAATCAAAGTGTATTAAACTCACACTAGAGACTGACCGATTGGTTGGTCTCTTTTCGTTTCCAGAGTATTTGTGTGCAGCAGTCTTATCCCATATTTAGGATAACAAAGAACAAACACACATAAAAAGGAGGAAACAAAATGAGTGAAGTAACAAAGATGAGTGGACCCGTACGTGGATACAAGGTTTTTTATTCGAATTGGACCTGTAGACCAGCAGGAGCTAAACCAAAGCAATATACTTGTCCTGGTAAATTCGAGGAAGAAGGAGAAATTGAAATTTGTGGTCACGGAATGCATTTTTGTACCCGGTTATTAGATTGTTTTAATTATTATTCGTTTAACCCAGAAAACAAAGTTGCTGAAGTGGTTGCTTATGGAGATATCAAAACAAATGGTGAAAAATCGTGTACTAATAAGCTTGAAATCGTACGCGAACTTTCCTGGGAAGAGGTATTACAGACTGTTAACACAGGTCTTGATAATTCCGGAATTGGTAATTCTGGAGATTGCAATAAGGGAAATTGCAATACTGGCGATCAAAATTCTGGACACAGAAACTCTGGTGATAGAAATCTTGGATACAAAAATACAGGTTGCGAAAACTATGGAAATCGAAACACAGGAGACAAGAACATTGGAGACAGTAACGTAGGTGATAACAACAAGGGAGATAGAAATGTTGGAGATTGGAATTATTCTTCGTTCAATTTTGGTTGTTTCAATACGGATACAGAATCAAAGATGAGGTTCTTTAATAAACCATCAGACTGGGCACCGATCGATTGGTTTGCATCCGATGCAAGAGCTTTATTATCCGATATTTCACTTACCGTGTATAAAGGGAAAGATGATCACTATGATTACTACTCGTCAATCGAGGATAGACAGAACTGGTGGGATAACCTGTCAGAAAAAGACAAAAATGTCATTAAAGAACTCCCAAACTTTGATCCGGAGATTTTCTACAGATGCACCGATATCAAAGTAGACTAAACTTACATTAGAGACTGACCGATTGGTTGGTCTCTTTTTGTTTCCATTTTTTTGTGTGCGATGATTCGTTACATATTTAGGATAACAAAAAAAAATCACACACCGAAAAGGAGGAAACAAAAATGAAACACAATGTAACAAACAAGAGAGGATTATTAGTTTTAGCGGTCCTGATCATGTCTTTGTATCTTACCGGCTGTTATTATTCTGATCTTAACGAGAATTCAAACGAAAGCACTCAAATAACAGAGCAGAGAGCGGATTCAAAATCAGTATCTAATTCTTTAGAGCCGGTTTTTGTAAAGTACGATGACACATGGCATATCTATTATCAAAATCCAGATGACAACGAAATTAATCGTCTGTACGATAAGAATGGATTAGATGTTGGACGTGTTAGATCGTATTACAATTCCGCCCATGGCGAATACAATACCATGAGATTATCCTTTGAGGACGAAAATGGAGATCAGAACTACTCCTATGTTATGGTCGATGCAATTCTTGACGTCGATTCATATCGTTTATCATTAGAAAACGAAGGAACGGATGACGACTGGTCTGCGTTCGGTTTGGAGAATCCGAACGAATAGGATCCGCCAAAATGTAACCAAAAACGAAAGAGAAAAAGAAAGAGAATAGAACCTGTATGTTAATATGTGGGTTCTTTTTCTTTTGGTTACAGAAAAAACGGATCCGAAATCTTAAGAAATCTGACGAAGTTTTCAAAAAATGAGCCTTATTAATGATAGGAAAATAAACTATTAACAAACGTACGTATGTAAGGAGAAAATATTATGTTAGATGCTATATTTGGTGTTTTGCTTGTTGGAACTATTTTGTTTGGTATTCTATCTGGTTCTGAAGATCGTGGTGTCGCTATATTGGAGATAATTATCATTGCTATCGGATGTATATACTTTGGTTGGTAGCAAGATGTTTTCGTATCTAGATGTTTTTGTTGCCGTTATTTCATCTCCAATTAATCGGATACAAAAAGAGAGGGCAACGAATGATCCGTTACACAGTCAGTGTACCTATTGTTATTAAACCCGAACGAAATACATATTTAAGATAACCAACAATTACACACAAAGAAAAGGAGAATATTATTATGCTTATCTTTTTAGTCGCACTTATTGCTATGATTGTTTTCTATATCGTATACACAGAAACGATGTTTACAAGCATTGGTGAAATAGCAGAAAGGTTATCATCCATTGCGTTTTGGGTTGTTTTCGTTTCCTTTATCATCTTTGTTTCAGCTCATATTGGAACAGACTCAAAGATTATGAAAAACGAGATCAGATACAACGCTTTGCTTAACGAAGTAAAGATTGCGGATGCAGGAAACGATGATGCTGCAAAAATATTAGCAATCAAAGATGTTTCTGAATGGAATCAGAAAGTCAAAGAAGATAAATACTGGACGTACAATCCATGGACATCCTGGTATCATAACGAGAAAGTTGTCGATGCAGAAAAGGTTATCAAGTTACCATGGAACACAGACAACGATTAACAAGAAAAAGAGAGTCTGCCTTATGGCGGGCTCTTTTCTTTTCGTAGCCTGATGTTTTCGTTGTCGTTATTTCGTGTCCGCTGAAGTTGATTTTATATATAGTGTCCAATAAATCGGACACAAAAAGAGAGGGCAACGAATGATCGGCTACAAAATTACGGTATCTGTTGTAATTGTGTTCGAACGAAGCACATATTTAGGACAACAAACAAAACGTACACATATAAGGAGGAATTAAAATGTTATTATTTTTATTAACCGTTGGAGCTATTTTATCAATCATCGGTGTCGCTTTGTTAGCAGTCTGTCGTATCAAATATAGTTACGATGCAGAGGCTCTTGGTAAGAGTTTGCTGACGGCTGGTATGCTGCTTGTGTTTATCGCTGGCGGCGTATACATTGGCGTAACATACGTCAATCCAATGATCGGTGCATAAAAGGAAAGAGCTTGCCTTCATGGTGGGCTCTTTTCTTTTCGTAGCCAGGTATTTCGTGGGCGTCAGCTCGTGTCTTTTTATTTAGTTTTATAATATCGAGTCCAATAATCCGGACACAAAAAGGAGCCCACTAAAAAAGCAGGCTCAATTTCTTTTGTTTAACAGCAGACTCCCAGAAATTTTGCTATTCTGGGATCAAAATCAGAATCGATGTCCATCATCATATCCTCATGAATCTGTTCGAGTTCTGCTTTTTGAGAAGCATACTCAGATTCGTACAAACCTGTTGCAAACTCTAATTTTGTAAGCATTCTTGCGAAATACTCTTTGTTTGCATCAGAGTTTGATGAGTCTCTGATCAGAAGACAGATATCAATCGACGTAATCTGCGTACTGATTTCACGCAGGGTGTTTTTTGAAACGACCTTATACATAGTTATAAAATCGTCATCCGGATCGTCTTTTGACAGAATATAACGTTTTCCATCATAGATAAATCTGATCTGACTTTCGGTCACCTTTGCAATGTAAAGGTTGCTAAGATCTTTTATTTCGATACTGAAGTCTGCAGTATCATTCTTTAAAATACGCATGTTCAATTCCTCCTTGAATGTGTATGCATTTATTTGTTGTATTAAATATGGGATTGAAGAAAGCGAAATAACAAAAAGAAAAGACACACAGTAATAACTGCATGTCTTCCTTTGCGTTTACAATTTATTTGGACTCGGCAACTTTCTTGAGAAACTCTTGTACATCATCACGTTTCAGGAATTCTTCTTCCTTCTCATCTGTAAATAAGGAGAGGTCAGATTTTGAAGCCAAAGCCTCTCTGTAAGAATGAGAAGTAATATCCAAAGCTGTCGTTGCTTCACGTCTGGAGACTGGATTCTCGGCTTCTGTTGTATCAGGATTGTACTTTTTCCAGTATTTCCGATGAAAGTATAAAACTGATAATGCATCTTTGTTTATAAGTGCATTGATTGGCACATATAGACGATGGTATGTGGTTTTCCCGTTTTCAGATTTTTCTGGGAATCCAACAGAAATCATGTCGGTATACCTTTCTGGATCATTCCAGCGCAAATTAGGATTAGAAATCGGTTTTTCTTCCCAAACATGATCATAATCTTTCATGTATGGGAAATCTCTTCCCAAAATCTGCGGAAGTATCATAGCTCTAATTGTCTCATCTGTGTAGGATTTTGAACCGTGACCAGATGTTTTAAAGAATTCATCATTGATATCCTTAATCTGGTCATTAAGTCTTGCAATTTCTGCTTTGATATCATCGATCTTCTGTTTCTTTTCTGCCCATTCGTCTTCGTATAAACTGGTCGCAAATCCAAGTTCTGTAAGAGCCTTTGCAAAATATTCACGATCGAGATTACTATAAGTTATAGTAAGTGGGTGACGTTTGGATACGTCTCTGATAAACCATGAAATACGAATTGACTTGTCAGTAGAGTTTATGAACCTCATATTCACAAACCCATAATCGTTTGTGAAAATTCGCTCATAGAAGTACAGTAAAGAGTTGCAAAAATCACTGACATCGATAATCGCAAAATGCCGATCCTCGTAATCAAAATACAGCTTTCGAAGCGTTACTTTAGTGATTCGAAGTTGCATGATATCTTCAATGTTAAGTGGTGCTGGATTGAAATCATCATTTCCGTCATTAGAGTTACCAAGTCCTGTTTTATTAATATTACCCATTGTTTTGATCTCCTTTCGTTTGATCTATTTTATTTGGTATCCTAAATATGTGCTCGAAAGAGACAAAAGAAAAGACACACAACAATCGCTGCATGTCTTTCTCCAGGTTTAGGAACTTATTCGGCAACTTTCTTGAGGAACGCCTGAACGTCATCACGCTCAATGAATTCCTTTTCTCTGGCGTCGTATTTACCGAAACCGTAATCGTGCCAGTATTTCAGATGACAGTCAATAATTGCCTGTGCATCTTTCCCCATCAAAGCCGAGATAGGAGTGTACAGGGAATGTGCTATCACTTTTCCATCTTTTGTTTCCTCTGGAAAGCCAATATAGATCCAGTCATTGAAACTGAAATCTTTGTACACGTCAATCTTAAAACAATCTTTCAGGTATGGTAAGCGTCTCATCAATAAGTACTTCGAAACATCCCCAGATTCACACTGATAGCTATTTGCTATAATATAAAAAGTCGCAGGCTTCCGGACTTTACGCGCCCAGGAACCTTTATATTCTGTAAATTCAGAATATCCCTGACTTTTGTAAATAGCAGTACAGTAACCAATAGGTTCTCCTTCTGGTCTTACTCCCGGAACAGCGATTTCTGTTGACAGACTAGATTTACTCATATAACGAGCCGCCGCTGCAACAATCTCATCGTCTGTGAAATACTGGGACATGTACTTATAGTCGCACCAGAACATAAGCACATATTTCCGGAAGTCTGGATCAGCAAGTCTATCTTCCGTTTCTTTACGGCGTTTGTTCCTTTCGGCTTCTTTCTGTAAACCAACGGCATCCTTTACAAGACGCATCATCAGTTCCTCTTCTGTGATATCAACATACTGTTTAATAAGTTCGATATCGATTAAATTATTTTTTGCCATGTTTTTGTTCTCCTTTTTTTAATTGTTTATTTTATTAAATATGTGTTTTGTCAGGCGCAAACACTTAGAAACCATCGTTTACAGGTCCCCTTATGAATCTTAGCTATAGGAAACATATATTGAACAACATTAGTTATAGGTTTCACTTACACATAACGCCTAAAACATGAAAATACAAACAAGCAAGAACAAAAAGAGACTGGCATTGACCAGTCTCAATTTTTGTTTATCATCGTTCGAAGCCTAAGACAGAAGCGATTTTGTCTGCCAGAACATCATAATCTGTACCATAGATGATAGCAGAACAGTCGTCTTCCTCTTCTCGTTCTGGATTTGGAATATCATCAGTCGTGATTCCTTTGTCGTCCAGGAAGTCCTCAAAAATATCGATGAGCTGTCCGATTAATTCTGGCTTTTCAGTATCAGCAACTTTCAGTTCCCACGTTGGTTTGAATGTACTCATATTGTTTTCCTCCTTGAGTTTAAATGATTTGTTATCTTAAATATGTGCTACATGGTAGCAATCAAAGAGTATTCTATAGCTTTCGGAATCTATACAACTATATTCTTAGTTTAGGATCAAAACTTGCACTAGTGTTGTTATAGAATACCTATGAACGGTTCCAGGGTAGTAATCGAAGAGTATTCTGCAGCTTTCTGAACCTATACTTCGTATTCTTAAAAACGTATCAAAACTTGCACTAGTGTTGTTATTGAATTCCACTCCTTTGGAGTACAGGTTACGTGAGATAAACTCCCGTGATACCTATGCTCGGTTCTAAGGGTATGATTCGAAATATTTCTGTTTCCTTTGCTTTTTCGTTGTCCATATTTAGGATAACAAAAACAATGAATAACAAAGAAGAAAGGAATATAGATTATGTTTTTATTTAGCAGAAAGAAAAATCAGGGAAAGCAAAATATATTACGTGCACCTAAGAAACCGAATTATGAGTTTAAAACCTATCAGTTACCGAGTGGATATTGCGGTCCAACGAAAAGGCTCGGAAAAGATGTATTGATTCCATTGAGCCCTGAAACAAATACGAATGTCTTAGTACTCGGATCAGCGGGCTCCGGTAAGAAATACAGTTATATCGAGCCCAATATTATGACCGCAGATCATCATAGTAATTGTATTGTTTATATGGGAAAATCAGAAGCCGAAGATATTATCGAACGTATGACAGAAAGAAAAACATTTGAGATTGACTTAAGTAAACGACCAATCGATTACTTCTCTTTGATTACTGATCGTGTGGATGCGGAACGATTCGTAAACAAAATGTTTGATGCTCACAAATTTCTTTTTAATGACGAAAAGACAGATGAATTCTTTCTGAAAGCCGAAAAGAAAGCTCTTTTAGATATCATTTTGGTACTTCTTGACCGTCCTGAAAAATGCAATCACAAGAATATTGTTGAAAAGCTATCTGGGGATACCAGCGGAGATGCTGCTTATTGGTCAGAAACAATCAGATCTCTATCTTCGACTGTCAGAGAAAGTGTGGTTATGGGCTTGATTGTCAGACTTAACGAATTGTTACCAGGAGACACAATCGATCTCTCAACTCTTGTTCATGACTTTATGCATAAAACAAATACTGTTTTATTTGTTGAAACGGACTGGTTTGAAAAAAGCGTTTACGAATCAATCTTTTTGGATGAACTCGTGTACCGGTATACAATGATGTATGACGAAAAAGCCCCGATGACGAGAGTGATTATGGATGAAGCGAGTCTTTGTTTTTATGATACCAGATTGTTTTGTGTTGAAGCACGTCGATTCAGATTGAGTGTTGATTTTATTTATCAGTCCATCACAAATTTGGAAATGCAGCATCCCGATGACTATAATACAGTCCTTTGTAATGCAATTGCAATCGTATGTTTGGGAACCAATGATAAGCAAACGATCGAATTTTTGACAGAAACAGCCGGAATTACAACAGACGATGCCGGAACAACACGAAATTATATGATTGATCTACGTGTTATGCCACATGAAGATGAACTTATTTTGTGTCCGACTTTGGATAAAGATCCAATTATTGCAAGAAAGATCAGGTTTTAAGAAGTATGGCTGGAATTCTCGGTTAATTGTTTTGCATGTATGCCAAAATTGAATCAGAACTGTTTCGTTTCCGGTGACGAGATTTCTATATTTTGAGCCTTATCATAAGCAAACGAAAAGAATTTTAAATTACATGGGCTCTGGATGTTAGAAATCAGAATAACCGGAAACAAAAACATGTTGCGAATAGAAAGGATCAGTTTTATGGAACGAAATGAATTTAGCGTACGAGAAGTGAATATAGCACTTGACCCATCCTGGACTCCCACAAATCTGCAAGTAATATTTAAAAAGATCGATGAAACCAGGTTTCGAGTTTGTGGGATTCGGTATCGATTTGGTGGGGATCCTGTACAGAAACTTTATGGGATTTTTGATTATGATATCAATATCAGTGGAGCTCCGATAGATCGTACTGATAACATCTTGAAACAGTATTATCATGGTGGAATCGAGGAAGTCAAAGAGACTTTTGGTTCAGAATCTAATTACGTGATCGCCGACTCATGGATTCCATATATAGTCCCTCTTAATCCATACGAGATCGAAGAAGAATACACATCTGAAGACGAAGCGTTGAGAGCGATGCAGGAATACATCAAAACGGAATTAAATGGAGAGCAACCAGAATTTGAGAAACACAGGCAATGTCCATCCAGAATGATGAGAGCAATTACAAATTGTGGTGTAGCGAAAAATTAGAAATAAGTTTTTGTTTTCCGACACATATTTAGGGTAACAAATTGGGAAGGGGATTGGTTACCATGATTAAGATACCAGAAATAACATCAGAAGAATTATTAAATCGATTGGAGACAGCTTTGTATTCGAACGAAGAATTAGAACATAGTCAGCACTTTCAGGACGTGAAAAATATGGAAGTGAATCCAGAAGACATCGATTCTGATTTACAGGGACCAAATCCGGCACAGATGCAGACTTCTACACAAAGTTCTGTTGTCTGGACGGACGATTTGCAATGTTTGATAACGGACGACCTGGAATGCGCTGACGAAGATCTCGATCGCTAATGATCATTGAACAATACCTGCGGATACTCATAATGGGTGCCCACAGGTATTATTTTGTTTTGTAGATATCTTTTCCGGCACATATTTATAGTATCCAAAACAAAACACAGTAGAAAAGGAGAGAATAATATGACACCAGAAGATTATTATTTTGAACAAAGAGAACAGGTTCATGATGACGTCGTTAACTTACAGGAAAAAGCTTTGCGTCTTGCATGCAAAGAGTGCGGGTTAACAGAGGAAATCGATGAATTTGAAGTGATCTCAAGCAGCGATGAGATTGCGAAAACTGCCTGGTACAAAGGTATGTATGCAAAACGAGTGAAATTCGAATGCAGCGAACTTAATCTGACATTTTTCTATGACGCATACGGTATTGCAACATATACTTATGCAGGATTTTCTTCAAATGCAGATACATTGGAAAACATCACAAAAGCATTCGCAAAGGCAGAACAGTTGCGAGTCAAGATGGACGAAATCATGGAACGAATGATTGAAGAAAAGGATAAGGGTAAGGAAGAGGTAAATTGTCAGGAGAAAGATGACAAGAAAACCGGATTTATAGGAAAGAAGTACTCAGATACTAAATTCGTATTCGGCGAAGTTCGGTCTCAGCTTGATATGAAAACATTTGAAGTCCAGTATGTAGCTTGTGCATCGAATATCGATCTCGCAAACTATAGTTTGAATTACCTTAATAATGTCGCGATGATGTATTTCGATGACGGCATTGATGAAATTCAGAATATGTACGAAGCAAACGCAAACCAGATTTTGGCAGAATGTATATTCAAAGCGTTATCGGCATCAAAAATGGATTACATGAGCGGATTTTACACACTGAAAACCGAGGCAGAAAAAGATCTCGGAAAGTATGCAGAACAGCTTTTGTAAACGTAATTAAAGAATGCATCTATAGATATCTCATATGGGATTCTAGCAGGTGCATTCTTTTATTTCAGTTTACGCATATGTAAACCCTAGAGCTTTACATATATGTAAAGCATAATTTACAACTTGTAAAGGCAGCCCAAGTAAAGAAAAACACCCACAGGATCTCCAAAGAGAATTCCCATGAGTGTTTTCTAAACTTTAGGCTGCGAGATGTGCGTTGATCTGTCCTCTGATTTTTCCACCAATTCCGGATTCCAATGTATGAATAAACACTGGGGAAACGAAATCGGTATCACAGTTCATAAGAATTTCAATACGCATCTCTTTCATGTAGTTGATTTCTGTAATTCTTGTTCCACCTTTCTTTGAGACACTCAGTCTCTTTTTGTCTTTGTATCGATTCTTGAGTGATTCGCATACAGGAATGTCATCTCCAACACGACCTTCATATCTGGCAATCATGAGCCAGTTTACAAGGTTTGCAAGTTCATCATCCGTGAAATCGAAATCACGTTTCAGATACAGAATAAAACCGTCCTGCTCCTTCTGATTGATCTTGTCTGCCTTTGTCTTCTTCCAGAATTCTCTTTCATTCCTGTGAGCAGCTTTCCATGCAGGCTGTTCTCTTAACGGAATTTCTTCGACCTCTGGTTCGTATCCAAAAGCAACACGCATCTGATTGAGATACTTCATTGACAGGGTTTCTGTCTCAGCGTCCAATAAGATCTGATTCAACTCGTTGTTTGTATGACGAGAAATAATGAACCGGTAGCTTGTCAGCTTTCGAAGTTTCACATACTGTCTCAACATGCTGAATGTTAACTTTGGATAACGTTCTTTTGCAAGATCACTGATCAATTTGCAGTACAGACCTTTGATTCTGATCTTTAAGAAACGACCGTAAAAGAAATTGTTTCGGTTTGCTCTTGTATCACCAAGATAACCGGAAACGAATTTCCATGTCAGTTCATTCCAAAGATCGGAAACCATTGGGCTGATCATGTCGTAGATTTCGTCGTACGAATACTGCTGATACAGATACATCAATTCGTCAACTCCGTATTTGCCGTACATACGATTTACGATGTACTTCAGATTTGACTTTGTCTGGCTGTATTCGTTTAACCGGTTACGACATTTCATTTCCAGGATTTCGTTTCCTGTACTTCTTGCTGCAACAAAAAGAGCTGAAATCTGAATCATATCGAGTTCGGTCAGGTCGGAAACAGTACGGCTAATCTCTACTGCCTCCTCAAAAGTGGTTTTGGAATTAAATAACTTAATCATGGGTGTTAATCCTCCTTTAAAAAAATGTTTTTGTGATTGTTCCTGTAAACAATAAAAAGGAGGCGCACCAGTAACCTGATTTGTCTCCTTTTATGATTGTTTATTTGTATACGATAAATATGGGATGAATGAGCGTGTTCTATTTGTGTGTTTCCGGCATGCGCATATTTATAATTGAGCTGGCAAAACTCCGTAGCTTTAGCTGCGGAGATGAATGTCCAGTCCGGAAACAAAGAGAACGAGGCAAAGAAAAAGACGCCTGGTGTGAGGAACACGGATATCCGTTACTGCGAATTTGCTATAAAGATAAGGCATTGATTCCTGAACTGTTGTTAAAATACATCAAGAATCCTGATGATTTTATAAAGAAACATTACAGAAAACCAGTCCAGTATGCAGAAAGTACATAACTAATCTACGTATAACCCATATTTAAGATATCAAAATACTAGTAAACATACGCAAGGAGGAAACGATTATGGCAAAAACTAGAGAAATTCAGTGTATTCATTACATTTGTGAGGGAAACTGTGATTTAGGAAAAGAGGGAACGTTCCGCCATCAGTGCCAGACCTGCAAAACTTATAAGAAGAAACCAGGTGGAAAACCGGCACGTACTGATAACAGACGTCAGAAACTGGATCGGATCCAGAGAAAGGAACGGTACTAGGCTATGGGAGGCGACTGAAAACAGAACAAATGCAAACGAAAGAGGGTGGCTATTATGGCTGCCTTCTTTTTGTTTGCAAGATACTTATACATATTTAAGAATTAGGACGAGAATTTCGGTTATTCTGTGTGAACGAAAGACGAGTTTTTCAGATTGTGAGCCTTATTAATATAAGATCTGCTCTAAAACTTTTGCAGTAAAAAGTAATACAGTTCAATTAAAGAGAGGGAAATTGTTATGGAAACAAAAAGAAAATTAACATTGAGAACACGAGAACATCTCAGTAAAAAGAGACATCCAGAAATGCTGGTGTTGGAAAACAAGAAACGATTATTGACAGAAGAAGAGTACAAAACACTTGGAATTAAGTACAAATAGAAAGGACCATCAATTTATGAACACAGTACCAGCAATCAAAAATACAGAAAACTATGCGTTACGTATGGAAGGATCAATGGCAGAAAAGTTGTTTTTCTTAAATCAGATTCCGACAGGTGCAGTCGACACAATCGTTGACTTTGGCTGCGCTGACGGATGTCTGTTTCAAGCCATGCGTCAACTAGGGATCGACTGGAAGCAGATTGGAATCGATAATGAGGTGGCATTTAAAGAGTTATTTTTGATTCGTAATCCAAACGCCACCTGGATTAGATCACAATACCCAGCATTAGATAATGTAGCGGATCCGAAACATTGTATACTAAACTTAAGCAGCGTCATTCATGAAGTATACAGTTATATGGATCCAAAACAGGTGGAATTATTCTGGAAAGCAGTATTTGAGTCTGGATTTCAGTATATTGTTGTTCGGGATATGATTACAGTCGATGGAAAAAACACAGCTGCAAATATCTTTGATCTTGTAAAACTCAACAATAACGAAACTTATAGAGTACAAAAAGATGATTACGAACGCGTATACGGTAAGATCGCAACCAGTTATCATCTTTATCATTTCCTGTTGAAGTACCGGTATGTTGAGAACTGGGACCGAGAATTACACGAAAACTATCTGCCATTGACACTTGATGGTCTCATGGATATTATCTCGAACGGAAATTATGAGATTGTTTTCAAGAATCTGTATACGAATCAGTTTATCAGCAACCAGGTGGAAAACGATTTTGGTATCCAGATGCAGAACCCAACTCATGTTCAGCTTATTTTGAAACGGAAAAGTGAGGAATTATAGTTATGGCAAAGAACGTAGGAAAAGTATTCGAAGACGATTTTAAAGCATCCGTTCCAGAAGGTGTGTATTTTTGCAGACTGCATGACGCTGCACTTGGATTTGATGTGAATCACAGTACACAACGATTTTCGCTTAAAAGCCCTTATGATATAATCCTTTGCGAAAACGGTCAGATGTATGCACTCGAATTAAAAAGTCATAAAGAAAAAACACTTGGGTTCGGTACAAAGGATGCTCCAATCAAACGAAGACAGATTGAAAACCTGGTAAAAGCCTCTAATGCTGGTGCGATTGCAGGAATCGTGATCAATTTCAGAGACTTTGAGGAAACGTATTATATTGATGCCAAAACATTCTTGGAATTTATGGATACCTGTGGCAAAAAGAGTGTAAATCTTAATGATTCCAGAAAGATGGGCATCCGAATCCCGGAAAGCAAAAAGAAAACACATTCAAAATACGATATCAGGACAATACTTGACTTGAGATTGAAAAAGGGGGCGTAATCGTATGGTGTCGAAAGGAAAGATATACGGGGAATGTCTTGTAAAGGTGCTAAAAAACGGATCAATGCAAAAGGATTCGGCGCCTGAGACCGGATGCACATATGGAACCGGAAGTGCGGATATCGATCAATTTCGAACATATATAAGTTCCTGTTCCTGCATTCTAATGGATAGGCGCCTAAAACGTATTGCATACTAAACTAAGAATAGGAAAGAAAAATTATAGGAGAACAACATGCAAGCAAAAGCAAATCAAATAAGTGTAATAATGCAGTGAAGCCTCACACGACTAAAGTCGCGTACTTCCCCATAAGTGTCTCAAACACGTAGTCTCTTTAGAAGACGGGGAGTGCGTTTCTACAGATACAGCCTGAACTCAGTATATCTCATGACGGCAAAGCCATGAGTTCCGCATTCAGGTTAATAAGTGTAGCAAACGTGCAGGTGCTTCTCTTACTGCATTGAGGAACGTTTGCCTCAATGAGCAACCTTGAACTCTCATCCAGGGATTTTAAAATCTCACGTATGAAATACCGGGCTCCGATATTATACGATGCAGACAGGTCACAGTTATAGATTTTTCCATTCTGAAACCGGCAGAGTTCATAAGTCTTAAATCCACCGTATTTACCTCGGAGAACATATCCACTGCCATCAAAAGCCAGTCTGGATGTATTCCATGCACAAATATGACTGACATGCATTCCAAGCCTGTGCGCTTTGTCTGCCACGATACGCTGTACTTCCTGGCTTCTCCATAATTTCAGTCTCTGCTTTTTAGAACCCTTCACTTTGCCCTGTTTATCCAGATGTTCAAATACGATCACATCTGCATTATAAAGGACAGCGACATCCATAATAAATTGTACAGTTTTCACTGAGATATCATGGTTAATACCTTTCGTTCTCGCCCATAGTCTTGGAGTCCTGGAATTACCATACTGTTGTGCTTTCTTGATACGGTTAATGCTGTGGCTCAGAGAGTCTATTTCTTTCGGAAGTTTACAAAAATGTCTTCCCAGAATAGTGCCATCTGCACACATGACAGAGACCGTTGCAGCAGTATTGATTCCCAGGTCTACAGAAACTACGGTCTGATCCTTTACCGCAGTGTCACAAAGGGTAACTCTTCCCTCAAATGGGAAATCCAGAAACCATTCATGACCACGTTTTTGAAGCGTCGGAGCACATTTCTTTCGTCCTGCACACCGTCTTTCAATATAATCCATGTCTGATTTCCGGAGCTTTACTGTGATCCAGTCCCAGGTATTACGGATAAAGACCTTGATCTTTGCTTCGTAAAGTTCCGTCTGTTTGTACATATCAGTCCGGTACATACATGGATAAGTAAATCCCGCTCTAGGGAAAGAAGGTTTATTTCCATGCACTTTTATGTCCGTCTCTTCCCAGTTTTTAAGATTACTCTTATAGGAAGACACTTTTCCAATTGCTTCGTTTATCGCTCCACGTCTTAAATAATTCGGGAACTTATAGAATTTTTTATCGAAGTGATACACTGGGTTTGGATTTCCATTAGTTCTATGACAGAGTCTTTCCACGTACTGTTGACGTTTTTGGCTCTGGTCGATTTTACTGATATTATCCCATTCGTTGAGACATACAGTAATCAGAAAATCTACAGCACCACGGTATACAGATACCGTATCTTTAAAAATATGATTGTAATGCTTGATCTTGACACTATATGTTGAGTATATCTGCATTCGTGATGCCTCCTTTCTGGATTATTTTATTTTAACAATTATAAGGTTCACAATTCGAAAAACTCGTCAGTTTTTTATAAGTTTTTACTATAAATATTCGATTATCACTAATAATAAAAAATACCGACTAACTCATCAACAACAGAATTATATTCCGAGTTTTCAGAGTACTGTATGAATTTAATTCGCAAAGTTTATAGTGACCGACCAGTTGTATTTCCAATAGATATAGAAGCAATTGCGTCTCATATTGGATTCGAAGTGCATTACTTGGACTTTGAGAACCAGGAATCATGCACTACAACTGGCATCCTTAGTCGGTTAATTGAAGAAAAACAAGGCAAAATGGCAATTGTTGTTAACAAATTATTGGATGCAAAAACACAAAGATACGCAATAGCTCGCGGAATTGCAAAGTATTTGTTGAGAGGAGAAGAATCAATGTTTGAAGGCATATATGATACAACCATGATTCCTCAAGATATAGATACAACAACAGAAGACGTAATTGCATGTTTTCTGTTACTGCCATTAGATTTAACAACGTCTGAATTGAAAGAGTATTTGGGACGAACTAGTTCAAAGGAAGTCGATTCGAATACTTGGATTCGACAATTTAGTGACAAAAGTATGGTTCCGGTATATAACGCAGCTGTTGGTTATCAGCATATTAGACAAATTTTAGGATACGAAAGACAAAAAGAGTTCGAAAGCAAAGGATTTGACATCAACAGGATAGAAAATATTGACGAAATTATATATGCATAATCGTTACATGCGAAACAGTTCTTTCTGATATGAAAGGACTGTTTTTTTTGTCTGCAACTTGGGAACACATATTTAGTATACAAAAACAAACGAAAATGTTATTTCAATTAACAAGATAGTGTCAAATGACCTATGAAAAAACTGAGCAAAAGAAAAAGGCTCAGATAAACCTTGAAAACTGTAGATCTTTTAGGTTGTGGTAGCCCACCGCCACCCTTGATGGTACGAAAAAGAACTGCTGTAGGTTAATCACCGACGGCGAAGAACTCAAGAACAGTTAGAGTTTTTCCGTCGATTA